GAAATATTTTTTTTTTCGATTAAATTACGTAAAAATTCAATTGATTTTAATTGGAGGAGTAAAAAATAGATTTAATGCTGCTTAAGCCCATCGATGAAATTGTCCGCCAATATCCGTGGCCGCCGCTAAGCCATGAGTTAGAATTTAGGCGGCTTCTAAGTTTCATTAGCGAAGATATTGCCTTCACAGACCAGCGGCAGGTAGCCTATGTTTTAGCGACGGTACGCTGGGAGACGCGTTATACTTATAAGCCAATAGCCGAAAATGGAAATGGAGCGGGAAGACCTTATGGAATTCCCGATCCAGAAACCGGACAGGTTTATTATGGTCGGGGATACTGTCAGATTACTTGGAAATCAAATTATGAGCGCTTTTCAAAAGTTGTAGGGTATGATTTAGTGGCACAACCTGATTTGGCATTGGAGCCATCGGTCGCTTACCGCATTCTTTCTGTAGGGATGCGGGAGGGGCTGTTTACCGGCAAGAAATTAGATGATTATATCAACGATGCTGGGGCCAATTATGTTGACGCTCGCCGAATTATTAATGATCAAGACCATGCGCAGACGATAGCAGGATTTGCAGAACGTTTTTATATGATTTTACAATAGCACGATGCGCATACTTATTGGTGTTCTTTCTTGTAATTTACACCGGCCAATTCACTCCGTCCATCGGAATACTTGGGTTCGGCATGTTCCTTCTTCTGCAGCAATGGCCGTGGATGTGCGGTTTTTTGTGGGTAATGGGATATCGCAGCCATTAGAAGTTGATGAAGTTTTTGTGCCGGTGGGGGACAGCAAGCCAGAACACAATCAAAAAACCTGGCTCATGTATAAGTATGCTTTGGAATTTGAATACGATTATTTTTTCAAGATTGATAACGATACGTTTGTGGCTCCAGATAGATTACTGTTGAGCGGGTTTGCGCGGCACGATCACGTGGGTATGCTGCAAGATATGGTGGTGTATGAGCAAAAGGTAGCTCCTTTTTTGTGTTTACACGGCGGAGCCGGTTATTGGGCGTCACGGCGGTTTGTTTCTGCCGTGGTGAAAAGGGGAATGAAAGAGTTTTGCAGATACCCGTGGGAAGATGTGGGTGCGGGTTATATTGCCTTTCAAGAAGGCATCGTGCCGGCGGGTGATCGACGATATCGTAGTGAAGTAAAGATCGGTTCAGATGCCGGACAGCCTGAGCCGGATAATGACATCATTACAACGCACCACCTAAGAAAAGCACAAGATTTTTATCGAGTGTATTCGCGGCTATATCACGAAGTACCGGAAGGATTGATTCAGCAGTTTGATCAGGATTTTGCTGGTATGCCGGATTATCTATTGTTAACAATTATTAGAAACGAATCCGCGCCACCGGAAAATCGGGCGGCGCTATCTTACCTTCTAGAATTAAGGGGTTCTTCCTTATCGTCTCATCCCGAAGTCGTTTGTTGGCGCAAGCAATTTATTAGAGTATAATACACGCTAATTAGATTTTATGCCCACCACGGATGCAGATAGTTTTCTTCCTCTTGTTTCTTAAGATCGTCGAGCATGGTTCGAGCGATCAGGATTGCAAGTGCGTGGCGGCCGCCGGCGTACTGCTGCAAGATTGTAAAATCTTTTATCCTGTAAGCATAATCCAACGTAAATATTGTTTGCCAGTCGATCCGCCGAGGCGGATGCAGCTCACGGTTGTGCCATATAGCCAGCCGGGCGGCAGGGGTTGGCTGCTTTTTGGCAAATTCCTTGATTTTGTATTCTTCATTTTCGGGAGCGGGATTTACCAGTTTGCAATATTCTTCGGGCGTCATTTTTGTCCTCTCTAGTGGGCTTCACTCCAATTATCTCCTAACCCCGCCTCTGTCTTAACCGGCACCTTGAGAGGAACGGCATTCTCCATTAGTTCTTTGATTTGGCTAATGCGTTTGTCGTTCGGGTCCTCGATGGAGAAATCAAACTCGTCATGTACCAGTAGGTGCAAGGCTAAAGATTCGTCAATGATCCTGGCTTTCCAAATATCGACCAGAGCTTTCTTGGCTAGGTCGGCAGCGCTTCCTTGCAATACGGAGTTGAGGGCTTTATAGGTTTGCGCTCGTTGAATTTTATCCCCGTATAATCGCGTAGCCTCTTCTTTGGGTAAAGCAACTCCTCGTTTGGCGTTTTGCCCGGATGGTTCCCAAAGATTAAAACGTGCCCTACGTTTGAGAATAGTGGTTACATATCCTCGATGTGCCGCCTTGTGGCTAATCTTTTTTAGGAGCTCCTTAGCGAATGGCGCGCGTTCGTGATATTGCTCCATGATATCCAAGGCTCTTTGCGTAGGATTGCCGTCGGGGCCCAGGAGCCCTAACATGGACGCCAGCTTTCGAGGACCGGCGCCGTACAGCAAGGCAAAATTTACGTTCTTGGCTTCTTTGCGTGAGACGCCGGTCAGCTCGGCAACCGCCGCGTGGAAGTCCGTGTTGGGGTCTGCAATGTATTTCTTTTGAATGGACTCCGCTCCTTCGCAACCGGCAGCTACTGCGAAGTGAGAGAACATACGGTATTCGATTTGACTGTAGTCATAAGAGAGCCACTTGAAGCCTGGTTCGGGCAGGAAGAAAGAACGAAGCAGCGGCCCAAGTTCGGGGTCGCGGGCGGGGATGTTTTGCAGATTGGGATGTGTGGAAGAGAAGCGACCGGAGACCGTTCCTTGCTGGCTGCCGTCTTCTGCCACTCGTCGTAAGGGATGAAAGAGCGCGTGAATTCTTCCGTTGATGTGGCTACCCAGGATGTAGTTGGTCAGAAATGGATTACGGGCTTTTTCATATTTTCTGGCGTCAAGCAAATAGCGGAAAAATAGTTTGCCCTCGTCCATTTCATCGATCCAGTCTTTTGCCGCTTGACTTCTTAGCCAATCCCCTACAAAACTAGGATTGCCTTTGTCAGTATAAGGATGGTCTATTCCTAATACTTGGCATGCCCGAGAGATAGACTCTCCGGAATCTGGATCGACATCGAAGCCTACAATTCGTTTCATACCTAAGAGCGCGGCATCGCGGCGTGCGGCCAGAATGCGCTCTGCCTCGGCGGCCCGTTCCAAGTCCACGCGAACTCCTGTTTTCCTCATGTACAGTAAAAGAGGAATAAGTTGGCTCTCTAATTCAAATAAAGACAGGAGACGTTCTTTTGCCAGGACGAGCCGTTGCTTGTCGAGAATAAGGCTCGGCAAAATAACGTCTTGTAAAGCATAGGTCCGCATGTGCCCGGGGTGGACCTCCGCCATCGCTTGTTTTACTCGAGGCCCATAAAGAGCTTCAAGGCTTAAGGTGGCTTTTCCCATACCAAGATATTTCTGTGCCAGCGTTTCGAGAGAATATGAGGGCGCGTGTTCGTCGATTAGCGGCTCAGCAAATTGTATGTCGTGGACAGCAAATAAGTTGGCATCAACACCTTCGTACTGGAGATAGTCTAAGTCGTATAATAGATTCGCTCCGACGAGCTCCCCACGAAATCGGCAAAGATTATCTACGAGCCACTGCAGCGCTTGCGGACAGTTGGGACCGTCTCGATGTTTGACGGGGAAGTATTCGACAAATTCTCCGTCGTTAACATTGATGGCGAAGCCCACGATGTAACCGTCTCGACGGGGACCTGGCCCTTTCGTAAGTAGGTCCGGGTCGTGTGTTTCGATGTCAAGGGTTATGCGCTTTGCTCTATGAATGTCCGGAAAATGAACTGGTGTTGCATAATCCTGCGGTGGCTCAGGCTGCGGGAGTTGCCGAAGAAGCGCGGACATTTCTTCTTTTGAAAACAGCATTCCTTCCATTATTCATCCTTTAGGTTATCTTCAAACCGAATGATTCGTGTAACCGCCGGGCGTCTGCCTTCAGCCATCAGATTATCCAAGTGACTGCGTAGAGCTTCCCCCAATGGCGAAAGTCCGGTTACCCGGAAGATTTCTTTCTTAGTTCCGTTGTCGTACTTCCAGCAGATATGCCTTCCCTTTGAGAGCTTCATGCGGATTTTGTACATTGCGGTATTATATACTTCTATCACCTCCTCCACTGACATGTTTAATTTTTCCGCAATCTCCTCGAAACTCATTACGTCATCCATAAGCAATAGCCTCCTAGTATATTCTCACATAAAAATTCAGCTTTCTGACCGTGAAGAAAAATATTTTTTTGCAACAGTCAGCCAGGCTTATTTTTGATGTATAGTGAATACAGGGAAGCTTTCCCGCTGGAGGTTTGTGTGGTAAAAGATGCATTTGGGAACGAGATTCGTGAGGGCGACCTGGTTGTGGTTCCCCTGGGGTTGGGCCAGGCAGCTAATGCCAAGGTTGAAAAAATCGACCTTGGCTTGGGGCTTGGAATCGGTGGCGGCACGGACGCCGTCCGGCGTCCCGATCCTGCGATATTTGTGTCCTTTCTTTTGCAGATGTCTGCGCCAAACGGGATTGTAAGGGGGGTCCTGAAGGTTTCCTCTTCGCGCAATAACGATATAACGAAGGAATAAAAAGCGAAAGGTTTGTGTGGAAAATGCCGGGTGGCGCGCTGTTGTTTAGTGCTCATATATCTCGTTGTTTTGAGAGTTTGTGCCTCTTGAACGGCCTTTTGGACCGACGAAGTGAGCATTAGTAGTTGCTCGACATAGCTAAGCGAGCTATCTCTATCCGGAAAACGGATAAGCGCAGCCTCTAGTTCTTGGGTTATTGCTTGAACTTTCTGACGCCAGTCCAAGAGTTCCTGAATCCGTTGTCGTACCTCTGGCGTGGCAACATACAAGGCCGATGGGTAGTTGAGGGGTGGCTCGAGCAGTGGCCTTAGGGTTCGTATGTGTAAACCTTTGAGAACATGCTCAACCCCCATCTCATCGATCAGCCTTATGGGTTCAAATTGTTTGCGGATTTCGTTGATGGCCCGGCGCTCAATGTTGTCAATGTACGCCTCGGCTTCGGCTAGGGAATCTAGTGAAACCGATTCCTCAACCCCCTCGCCGGCAATCTCAAATCTGAGCGTCGTTGGGTTAAGGCGAATTGTTCGACCCTTATATTCTCGGCTTAATTCTTCGGTTTGTTTTGGCACTACTGCACTCCTTTCTGTAATACTAAAAGATTGCCTTCGTGAAAAGTATGGGTTGGGGCTTGATCAGTGGACGTGATTTTCCACGCATCAAGCTCAATAAACCAGCTCAAAACGCGGATAGCTTCCTTTCCGAATTCCTCGGCCTCCTCTGGGCTTGGAAACCACATCGGGGCTTCGAGGATTGTTGAATCGTGTTTTGCACGAATTAGCACGTGATAGCTCCTTACCTGTTCCATCTTTCTGTCCTCCTTTCTGCTTCTCTTCTTCTTAACTAAGTAATGTCCGTAGGTTGGCGGACATTACTCCTTTGAAATTCGCCAACGTTTCATTGGCGGTTTCTGACTCCGCCCCCACCCGTAACTCGGCAGCGGCCATTGAATAAAGCAAGAAATCAATGGCACTCACCAGCCGGGGTGAATCAAGATTTTCAGACACCAGCCGAGCATAGGCGGGATGTTCAATGTTATAGCGGACAACAACTTTTCTTCCCTGCAGGTCCGCTTCATAGAGCTGCCCCGTGGGGCCTAGATGTTCTTCCCGGAACTCTATGGTGGTTTGCTGTTTTTCCGCACCGGCTATGGCCGCCTCTCGTTCCCGAAGGGTCGCTTTTTGACTTTTTGCTGCGGGTTGTGCTTCACTTCCGGCGCCGCTTTTTTCTCTTTGTCTTTCTTTTTCTCTTTCTTCGGCCTCTGTCGGCGGGGCCGGCTGCGGGCGCAGCAGCACTTTGGATTTTTCGGCTATGGCTTTGGCCGCGCGAGTATGTTGTTCCTTAGCGGCAGTATCGGCCTCGATTCTTCGTGTCGATTCCCCCCGCTTTATGGTACGGCAGGTCGGAATTAAAATCTTGCCCAGCTCTTCAGATAGCTCTTCACTCAGATTGACTTGGCGTTTGGTAAATTCAATCCCCATCTGGCGATCCAGCGCCCCGGTAAAGAATATCTCGCCGCGCATTCGGTTAAAGTCGGGGTGTTTTGTGAAGAAGCCAAGGGTTACGGCATTGGCGATTTCCCGTTTATTTCGTAGCACATAAAAGCCCTGGGCTTTCATAGACTTAGCCACGTCCAAAGCGTGCAGAGGTTCGTCGGGGAGAAGGACTACTCGGATTCGGATGGGGTGTTCTTGCCCGTCTAGACGAAAGGAAATAGTATCGTCCACAACAATTTGCGTGCCCTTGTCGTCTAACTGGAGGGGGTCGATGACGTTGACGGGCTTGTCATTGATGTTGATTTGAACTCCCTCTTTAATGAAATAACGGTGTACCCGGCCCAGGTGTTCAGACAAGGTTGCAGCGAATACTGTTGTATTTCGATTGCTGAGGTTGTCTACTTTTGTGAGCCGGATGATCGTGCCGCTTTTCGCTTTGGGCAGTAACTCGCGGAAGAGTTTGCGCTCAGCAGTTGTTGCACGATCCAGGTGCTTAGAAAAAGTGTTGGTTCGTACAATATGATCCACGTCCCAAGCGCTCGACCAAAGCTCACCCCGGGCGCTGCGGGTGATTACGTGGCAGTGGCGCGCCATTGAGAGACTGGCGGTTACTAATCCCATTCCGAACTTGCCTAGATCGGCCTCGATGGAGCGCTCGGTCAGCGAACCCAGGCGCATGGCTTGGTCTAGGGTTTCTCGATCCATGCCGCAACCATCGTCTGCAATCGTAATTTCTATTTCGCCTTGACGGGAAGCAATGCGGATGCTGATGTGGTGCGCTCCGGCATCAATGGAGTTATCGATAATGTCGGCCAAGGCCTCATAGTTGCCGTAGCCGAGGTAACGGAGAGATTCTATAAGACGCCCGGCGTTTGGTGTATTGGAAACATCGTAGCTTAGGCTCATTATTTTGTCCTCAAAAAGAGAATGCCCCTCTTCAAGGACAGTAGCATCGCGCTTCGTGTGTTGTCAAGTACCTAATGAGATAAGAGGTGACGTTCCAGTCTTGTACGGCGCTTTCTTTTTTAACTGCATGGGCGCCAGTAATTGAGTTGCCGTTGTGGGTTATCTCTCTCCCCATAAGGCATCCTTCTCTTCTTTCGTGTGATTTCGACGACCTAAGGCGTCCGCAATGCGGATGGCAGCCTCGCGGTCTGCGCCCGGCTGAATATGGAGATACACCCCTCGGATACCCTGCGGCGCATGACCCATGCGGTACTCCGCAATGTGATCGGGAATCCCCAGTCGGGCCATAAGCGAGCGATTGGCGTGGCGATAGGCATGAATTCCTTTCCAATCTACTGCTGCTGCTAAATGAATATCATAAAGGAAATCCCCCAGTGTGTCTGGGCACGCTGGCCGGCTCCCCCCTCGGGAACCAAAAAGGAATTGTGCGCTGCGCTGGCTCTGTTCTGATAACAGTACCGCCAGTTGTGGAGAAATGCTGAGAATTCTATCAGATGCCTGGGTTTTTGTGGCTTGGACTTTTCCCTTATACACACTCTGTCGAACGGTCAGGGTGCGCTCTTGAAAGTCTACAGCGTCTTTAGTCAAACCCAGAACTTCTCCGACGCGGAGGCCCGTTTCGGCTAGAAGCCACACCAGCGGTTTCGCGGCTTCTGCGGCTTCGAGCACGCGGCGTAATTCAGAAAGTGTATACCACGCCTGCCGATTGTTGCGAACACGCGGCAACGCTGGCTCAGGGATGCGTGTAATCAGGTCATCCCGGTGTGCAGACTTCAAAATCAGGCGTAGTGTGGCCCAAAGATTCTTTACGGTTTTGGGTGCGTGGCTGTTGGCAAGGAGCGTAATCCATTCCTGTACGGCTCCATTTGTGAGCTCTTCTAGATTATGCGCGCCGAAAGCCGGCAGAAGATGTTTCTGTAGGTGGTGGCGCATTGTGACCTGGCTGGCCTCCGCCTTTAAGGGCAACACGGTTGTTTGCCAAGTGGCGGCATAGTCTCTAAATGTCATTATTCATCCTCCTGCCTATTCCGTTGATATTTTTTTCTCGTCTTGGTCGTGGCAATAAACTAGAAAAAGAAGTATGGCCGCGAGGAAAAATACCTGAAATACGATTAACGCGAGCTGGATTGTAAATAAAAAAGACATAGTTCCTCCCTTCGTAATTATATCGTGTTTTTATGAAATTTTGATTGTGCTAAGGATTTTTGGGTGGTTTTTTGACATCCTCGGCCGCCTGTCTTTCAAGGCATTCTTTTATGGCTGCATCATATGCTTCACTGTTGGTATCGAAAACAGCGATGTTACAGATGTAAGCGAGTTGATGCACCATTAGGCGTACCGCCACATCTTCTGTTGGATTACGATCTTCATGACGTGCTTCTTTGCACGCTTCGATAATTGCATAGGCAATTCCGCTGGGATTGCAAGCGCCTTCCTGAATTGCTAGAGCCTCTCTAAATCTATAAGCCATATTTCCTCCTCATGGGAATCGAAGTAATATCTCCTAAATCCAATCGCAGCCCGCTGGGGCTAATGATTTTTGTTGAGCACCCTTTGGGCTGTTCAGAATTTTCTTGAATTCTTTTATCGAATAGCGGGCGCGAATTGGCAGAAACCTTTCCGAGCGCCGCAGCTTCAAAACGATCTGGTTGGAAAGCAGGGTTGTCTTTCTGAAACATTTTTGAGAGTTCAGTAATTACTTTCATAAATGAGTGGCTGTCGGGCAGCTGCTTGTATGCGCTTGCCAGAGCACCGGCAACCATTTGGTATTGCTTTTTTGAAAATCTGGCCATATTCACTCCTTTATGGTTTAATTTTAGACAATGCGCGGTTTATTGCCGCGTTAACCTCTGCTTCAAATTGATCAAAATCAATAAAATCTCCAGCGTATTCCTCGAAGAGCGGCTGGTCGAATCTATAATCTTCGCGTCTGTCATATAGCTGTCCTCGTTCCGTTTTCTTTATCGGAAAAAGGTGTACAGAATATGCATATACTTCACCATTTAACCAAGCTGTGTAAATTTTACATGCTTCTTTTGCTCTTTCGATCATCCATTGCTGCCGTGTTTTATCCGTTTGAGAAGCCTCGTATTCTTGAATTGTGGCCTCGGTTGGAAACCAGATGCCGGCGAACCGTACGCCGTCCCATTGGAATTCAACTCCGGGTGGGGTGCGTGTTCCGGCAACAAACCAAAGGCAGCGGTCGTGCTCATAGTATGACAGCTGGACGGCATCAAGATTTTCAGTGACAACGGTGTTGATTTTTTTAAGGTTAATGTAATTTATGTGCCGAGGATTGAAAGAGCGGATTTGCCCCAATCCTTCATCCTCTTCCAAAGGATTTGGGGAATCAGGATCGTATTCTGTCTCAACAAAAAGAATGTGCCCTCCCTCGATTATACAATGTTTTTGTGGAGGGTAAAATTCAAATTGTGGATTTGTTGTGTTGTGCTCCATGTTTTTCTCCTTTCTCTTTTCTCCCGCGTTGGTCGGATGCGCGGCCCCCGTTTTATTAGGATATAGGATGTGCAGCGGTTAAAAGATAATAGGCAACGGGCGTATAGCTAAGCCCGTACACCGTCAAAAGCCCCGAATAACCGCCGTTTTGATCGAGAGTTCCTTGGCACAGAGCGATGCCAAGGTTCGCCCCTGGGCTGGTGGTCTGGAATAGAAGACCAAAATCCACCCCGCTAAGGCCGCCTGGGCCAATGGTTATGTGGTTATAGCCAATAGACGTTCCACTGCTGGCGCTGCCGCTGTCGCCAAGAGCAGGAATACCGGAAGCTGTCCATGTCCCCGTAGCCCCTAACGGAGACAAAAACTGTTGCAACGTCCACGTCATGGTTGCTGGAGTGGCTCCATTAATCGGCGTGCAAACACCGGTCGGATCAGGATTGCACTGGGTTAGCGTCACCGACCACGTTCCGGTCACAGAGGGCACAGCGATTCCAGAAAACGCCCCTGTGGCAGGAAGGCCGGTACAAGATGGCGCGCCGCTATAAGTGCCCGTCATCGTTGTGCCGGTAGAATTTAGGGTAGCTGTGATTGTAATACTACCGAGATTGGTTACTGTGATAGGGCCGCCTATAGGTCCAGCTTGAGGAACGCCAAATGTCACAACTGCGCTAAATTGATCCGTGTTAGCAACCGTGCCGTTCTGGAACCCAAGCGTTAGCGCAGCGGGGCAGCTCCAATTAGACGAAGGCTGTTCGACGGTTTCGCCGCTAGCGTCGAAAATATAGCTGGCGAGGGTAACCGTGCTGCCAGACTGCTGTAACGCCATTCCCAATTTGAATGTGAGCGGGGCTGTGCCAAAAGTCCAACTCCAATTGCCGCTGGGGTCTACTAACGGCTGGGGCTTGGGTTGTGGTTGATTGGGCGGTCTGTTTATGTTGCTTCCGCCGCAAGCGCCCAATAAAAGTGTGGTAGCTAAAGCTATAATTATTAGTGTTTTCTTCATTTTGTTTCCTCCTTTGTGCGCTCTAAACGAGCATCAAAATCAAAATAGTCACGTGCATCTCTAATGGCTTCCGTACGTGTATTCCCCTGTCCGATGACTAGATTAGAGGGTTTCAAGTCATCGGTCACGTGCTTGCAGATTCTGCTGGTTTCCCAATGGACGGCCACGTAACGGCCGTTGTCCCAGAAAACGGTGACGCATTTTGGCAAATACCTGCTCATGGCGTTCCTCCCTTCTCCGCGTGTAGGATGCGCGGCCCCTAATTTCTAAATGTCTAAGTCAACAGCAAGTTTTTGAATTTCATAAAAGTTTCTTTCTGGGCGATCTTGCCAATCAGAAATTGATTGAACTTTCAAAGCTGATCTAACTTTTTTTAATATCTCTTCGGTCTCTTCCGATCCATAGCACTTTCTAATTGCACCGATAAGACACCAGCACACCGCATGACAATCACTTTCGTACACAGGTTCTCCTTTTTCGTTTCTTGCCCAAGTGCCTTTTGTCCATTTGGATGGCTCATTGAGCAGTTCTTTAACTTTCATTCTTTCCTCCTTGTTTTGCTTTTCGCTCTATTGTTACTACGGCAGCGGGGTCATCTCCACCATCCCACACATATACCCGCAAATGCCCGTTGTAAATTTCAAGATAGATTTGTGTCCCTTCTCCATCTGGGGCTTGGCGATAACCCGGAATATAGATTTCTAATCCGTTCGCCCCCTTGTTAGTAGTTATAGCGTCTTCTGGAATTACCAAGCGTAGCGGTGCTGCTGTGCGTATAGGAATATTCATTGGTTTGCAATTCCTCCTTCTTTTGGAGAAGGACGATGCTCTTCTATCCATGAAGCAACCATCTTGATGGCCTCCATATAGTTGCTCCACGGACGGCATTCAGGATGCCACGCAAGTTCTCTGGGCGGCCCCGCCAACCAGTAATCAATTGTATGGATGACGCATCCCACCCCTATTTCTCTCCAACTGTAGGGATAGACTAAATAAGGATGGCATTGTATCTGTAGTGGGGTATTTGTGAATTCTATCTTATCGGCAACAGACATGTCGGCATTGATTTTTACACGATGTCCAAGCGACACCCAGTCGCCAATATTTGCTCTTTTGCCGATTTTCACATTAAAGTCGGTTTTTGTTTTGGTGCCGATTTTTGATTCATCCTCTATTACTGAGTCATCACCAATCGTTACTCCATCACCAATCACCACTCTTTCCCCTATTTTTGCCCCTTTTCCGATCTTAACTTCGTGACCAATAATTGTTGCGTCGCCGATTTTCACATCGGGGCCGAGCCAAACCTTATGGCCAGTTATTACACGATTACCAAGTGTTGCCCAGTCACCAATTACTATTTTATTGCCGAGCCTGACATTATTTCCTATGCGAACTTTGTCGTTGATATAGGCTGCATATCCGATTATTGTTTCATCGCCTATTATGGTGTTATTTCCTACTATGGAATTATCTCCAACTTCTATCAAATTCCCAAATACTACCTCGCCGCCAAGCGTAAGGGTCGCGCCCAGCGCGACTTCTTTTCCAAACTTGACCCAGTGGCCGTCAGGTAGTAGCCGCCAGCCATATTCGGTGGGTTTGATTTTATATATTTCTTCTGCCGTCATTTTAGGTCTCCTTTTCTCTTGCATTAAGTGCCACTAAATACAAGCATGGTTTCGTTTAGTCCTTGTCTTCGCGGACAAAGTGAACCACGAAGCCTCGCGTTGGTAATTGAACGGTGTCGCCCCGCCGGTGGTTGCCTTTATAGTCACATTGTACCACCTTTCCCTGCTTAATCTTGATGCAGCTTCCGGTGGCATCAATGAAGTGCCCGTTGTAGATATAACGCCCCGTGCCGGTGACGCAGTGATAAAAATCGCTGTGACCGTCACAAACAAAAGCCACAGCTTTGCCTTTTTCAGTGGCGCCAACACCCCAGCACTCATTCAACCCTCCATCGGCGGCCCTGATTTCAATAGTCTCAACTTTCTTGGTCGGAACCCAATCTCCCCGCCGATTCTTGCGCAAAGGAACTGGCGAGAGATCAGCTTCACTTTTGGGATAGGGCGTAAACCAATTACGTTCAATTTCCTTGTAAGAGCGCACAGACGGCGCTTGGTTAAAGCGTTGCTCCAACACGGCTCCGCATCCTTTTACGCGGACACGATGGACTTCTCCGCGTCGTGTAACGCGTACGAGATTCTCGCTAAGGACGATATTTTCCAATCCGATCAGCTCAGGGTATTCCGAGCGCGGGTTTCGGATATATTCATATTCTGTATATTGGTACATAATTTTCTCCTTTCATTCGTTTTGCATAACGGGTTCAAGAACATCGGCCTCTTGCTCTTGAGAGGCAGGTGAGAAGAATAGCATTCTATAGCGGGCCTTGCGTTCTTCGTATTTCTGCCATTTTTCAAACCGTTTTATTTCTTTTTCTAACTTTTTTAGTTTTTCGTCCATTCTTTCCCTCCTTATAATCTTTCATTGTTTCCTCCTTGTTTTTGTCCGTTTTGCGGACGCTTACTTTGCTTCTTGGCAAGCCTGACATTTAGAATTGTCACATTTGTCGTCAGCGTGGTATTCGTTGCAACCACACTCCACTCCGATTATTTTTCCGCAAGCCGTTGTTTTCTTAGTGCTCACTCCTGTTGCATAGCACAAGCCGCAAGCGGCCTCGATGCGGGCATCATCTTGCACCCGATACACAGGATAGGGGGCCTTGGCCTCCTCAAACCAATCATGACCAAGGCAATAGGTTTTTACCCCATCGGGATCGGGGCTATCGAGGTCGCCTGCGCCAGGGACGCAAGGCGAGCAAAACTTTGTGAAGGTATAGTACGGCGACTTCATGACAATAACACAGTTATCTAGGATCGTTTCTAATTCGTATCTTTCATCTCTATAAAAATAGTATTCTGGTTCACCGAGGCAAGCATCATTACTTGACCAAGCCAACCGGCAAGACTCGCAAGCAAAGTCAGCATAGCTGCCCCGCGCGCGGAGGGTGTAGTCGCCGTGCTTTTCATCATCAAACTCTACAAGCTCTGCGTCGCAATCGGGACACTTTAACTCGAAGTAGCACGGTTCAGAATCGATATACCAAGCCCCTTCAATTGATTTTTCCTTGATTACCCCGTAGCGGATGCCGGTTTTAGCATCCATGTTGGCGCGACCTGCGCCGTAATCAAATCCTACACTCATCGTATCCTCCTGTTTTGATATGCTTTTGGCGCGCTTTTAGAGCGCTTTCTCTCTTGCTTTATGCGTTCACGTTTTTCCCTTTTTCTATTTCCTCTAAATAATCCTCAAGGGTATCGATAATTTCAGAACGATCTACTGCGTATTCAAGTAAGCAGAAACGTTGTTCGATGCCCTTGTAGTTTGGAGAGCCGTCGGACAGAGTCAGAGGAACCCACACATCTGACGTGTAATTGTAAGGGGCGCACTGACCAAGAATCCTTCCCCCTTGCGCTATGACCTCGAGAATGAAGTTGATTCCATTCTCGCTGCCGCCGTCGTATTGGTCGCTTTCAGCGATGCTTAAAGCGACAGTGGCTAATAGTTCTCCGTTTCTGTCATAAATGGGCACATCCCATTGATATTCATCTTCTGAAAGATCATGCGGCCCCTTTGCTCGGACGCTGTAAGTCGGCTTTAAAATTTCATTGACATCATCTCTGATGTCAGCAAGAAGCTCTCTGATGCGCTTACTATACTCTTTCTTAACCCATGCTGTATTCATCTTGGTCTCCTTTCGATAGTAACTCTTCTCTTTCTTTCTTTATCCGGTCATGGACTGCATCCCGAATGTAATCCAGGATGCGACGGCTATACTGGAAGGAGAATCCTTCCAGCGTGTCAGAGCAAAAACAGTCAGCTGCCTCGCGGAAGCCGAATACATGCTCGGCCACCTCGCCCCCGATTGAGCAATACTGTCTAATGACTTCTTCTTTTGTCATGATTTCTCCTCTCTCTTATTCTTCGGGAATATTGTAACCATCCCCGCCTAACGCTACGATGACGTTTCGTAGTTCAGGTATGGAATAGGGATTGACGTGTAATTTTCTTTCTGGGTTTGTGAGATATTTTAGAAGCTTGATCACCGCTTCGCGCAAAGGATCGTTTTCTAGAAGTACAAAGATGTACCCTTTTTTGAAAGCGTCGCCAAGCAATGTACCGTGCCAGTCCATTTTGTCGCAGAGTTGGCGGGCAGCCTTTCGGTGCGCTCCCTCGATAGAAAGTTCGTAAGGATAAGGGATTACTGCTGTATTGCCGGCCTCATCGCGAGCGCTAATCCGTGCGCCGCGCACATTCCCAGGCCCGTGGAACCGCGTTTGAATTACTCTCATTGTTTACCTCCATAGGGTTAGTTCGTCCGTTTTACGGACGTGATTAGATATTTTTAAGAAGAGATTTAACCGTGCTAGCCAGCTCTAAGTTTGAATCGGCCCTTGTTGCTTTAACAAGAGATTCAGCAACAAACGAGGCAGCATTTTTTCTATCTTTTTTTGCATAATAGTAAGCTGCCAAGGTTGCTTCTCGTGCGGAACTAGTTTTCATGGTTTCTATGTATAGTTTTTCTTCTTCGCGTGAAAAATTAGGCGGGAGTGAATTATAGCCAAAATATTCACGCACGAGCGCGCTTCTTTTTTCTGAGATTTTTAAGCTCACATCCCATAGACGTTTCGCTTCAAGTTCTGCTACTTCAGCCGATTTTTCGGTGCTATTAAGCCATCGCTTGATCCACCTCAAATGTTTTGGTTCAACATACACCTGAGATGAAATAGCAAAGGCAAGCTTGACTTTTTTGAAAGAAGAAATTTTTGGCAAAGGAATTTTACGCAACGTGGTAACTTGCGTATAGCCTGACTTAATTCCGCGATCTAATTTCTCTTTGCCGCTTACTTCACATGTCCACAACACGGGCTTTTCAAAATTTGCGTGAATTGGATTCAATAAAACAGCCAGCTCAGGGGATTCATAGACGTGAATCCAGCCAGCTCCGCATAATTCCCCACGGCCGGAAGCTTTGTGGGTCACTCCCTCGCCCCACAATGTCCCGTTATAAGTCATGTGGTGTTGATCTGTTAGTTTGTATTTGATCATTGTTTTCCTCCAGTGGTTTGGTTTAGTTTAGTGGTTCCCAAAACCAGCCAAGCGGCTGGCCGTCGGCATCAATTCCCGATGCCCAAGCGATTCCAGCGATTCCTTCACGATATGTTACGATGTATGGCTGGAGATAGGTATAATCTTCCACGACATACCAGCCAACGGGATCGTTTTCACTCAAGCGCTTGTTTTCTGCATGGGCGAAAGCTCTGGCTGCTTTGACATCGTTAAACATAGATACAGTTTCTTTTGCTCCGCTTCGATCTAACCACACTTCATATGCATTTTTGGCACTTTTCTTGATAGTTGTACGCATGGTAACCTCCCCGTGCTCGGTGATAAAATGCGACTGTCAGCGTACGATTGTTTTAATCTAAATACGCGGTGCAGAGAAAGCCTCCGGCGGGATCGGGCGGTGACCCGCTTTCGCTATGCGGGCTTCTTCCGCGCTTACATGGTTTTCGCAAAAATGATATAACATACCGCCTTCATAGTATATGGCGTAACGTTCAACGCCAGTGCAACCTTCTGCATCACAACTGCCCTTGCCGCTCGGCAAAGCGATAATTTCTGCGTAGGGTATGCGCATTGTTTGTTACCTCCTTTTTTCCGTTTTCCGGACAAGACTAATTGATCCTTCTGATCCGCAAAATTGAACGTAAGGCGGATAAGGTAAGTTCAACGAGAGTTTGTGCAATTTCAGATGCGTAAGGGAGCGCTTCCTCATCCAGTGATTCAGTAAAGAACACTTGGCCGTTGCACACGCCAAAAGCCACGGCCCTATCTTCTTCTTTCCGTGTTTCTTCCATAGTCCGTCGCCTCTCTATTCAGTAAGATTAAAATATTTGCGTGCTTTTCGGATAGCTTCACCGCGAGTAGCGCCGTGCCCAATTGCTCGATTGCAGGGCTTGGAATCATGGGCTCGGTCGCCGGATAACGTATGTTTGCACCGTGCACTGGTTTCCCAATGGACAGCAACATAGCGGCCATTGTCCCAAAAGACCGTGACGCACTTTGGTAAATATCTATTCATGTTTGTCCCTCCATTATAGCGTCAACTTTAAGTTTGGATCAGCAGCGGCTTCTTTGTTACGAAGGGGGCATTTACGCAAGCACGCTGTTAACAATTCCTTCGTGTCATTGTCTTCTGCCACGTGAGAGATTGCGTGGCAAAGAATTTCGATTGCCTCGTCGCGCGCCGCAATTGGATCAAAATACGCAGTCAGTGGAACACGCGATAAGTCCCACCCCTTGCGGCGGAGCGCGGAGAACGCCGCAAACGCATGTTCTACAAAGTGATTATCGCAAGATGGGGCGTGGCCTTCGTCGTAGACGTGCGCGAAAGTTTCATTTTTGGGAGGATGTGCGCTTCCATACCCAAACCCGATTGTCCACCGGAGTGGAGCAGTAAGCGCACGTTTTAATTGTATGTCGCCGTTGTCTGGGCCGCGCGTTGCGGTCATGATTGTCTCGAAAATGTTATTCTGAAGTAGGAAGTCAACAACGTTACGGTTCATGCTGCTACTCCTTTCCGCGTGTTCGGATGCGCGGCCCCCGCAGCAATTAACCTTCAATGATTGCAATTGTTTCAGCAAAGTCTGGCTTAGTGGCCAAGCTCACTGGAACATCGCGCACCTGAAGGATTGTGTTGTCTAGCGGCGCAAGTCGTGGGTGTTTCATACTTCCGCCGCGAGAGGGGAAACCGCCGGAGAGAATAATTACACCCTCCCCCAGCAGTACCGCCGCGTCCCGATAGCGTCTCCGCGCTATCACTCGTCCGCCAAACAATAACTCATCCAGCCCGTAACATGGGCCAAGACGTAACTGGACGGTAACAAGGGGCTCGTTTTCGTCCCCAAACAGCTCGGTGTACATTTTTCGGACAGCTTCTCGGTCGCGAGCGTCGTACACCCACACGCCCTTGATCGCGTCCCACCGTCCGCCCAATGCTTTTGCTTTGGGAGGCAGTAAAGGCAGGAAAGGGGATTTAACTTCAAGCTTGCCGTCTTCGCGAACGGCGTATAGAACTTGTGAATTCATGTTTAATTCCTCCGCGATTAATAGGCGAAATAATCTTGTTCGCCGCGCAGAAATTGTTCAAATTCAACAACTTGCCACGGCGTCAGTTGTTTACGAATCGTTTCCGTTGCTTCAGGAAACGGCCCATATACTGCGATTTCTTCATAGGTCGCTTTATCGGCGATGAAGCTTTTTATAAACTCATCGACCAGCCGCACCCATTCATCGACGCTTCGAGCAACTATGGTGGTCTCAGGATCATGTTCTCGTAAGCCATATGAGCCAACCCATACTTCCTTTGGGGTTGGCAGCGTTGGCCGGCGCTTGCTTTTTTGCGGGTTATTCATTGTGCCCTCCGTTTTCAACATAAACTCCGATGGACACGGCAAACTGATAAGCTGCATCCAAAATTAGGATTGCCCGCTTGTAACCCGCATCGCGGGCGGCAGTAAGAATTTCTTTTATCGTTGGGCCGCTAATTTGCTGGCCAGACATTGAATCAAACTCCGCATTGTCAATAAATTTCAGGCCGTTGGGGACGGCCTGTCCACTTGCAAGCAAGTGTTTTGCTTTGCGTATTTGCTCGAAGTCTACTTTTGCGATGTTTTCAGCAGTAAGCTCAATCCAGTTTTCGGGTTTGGCAAGTTCTTGCTCGCGGTAGCAGTTCAAGCAAAGAATCTCGCCCTCACCCACGCGAAAGTAAGCCTCCCACGTGTAGTTTTCTATGAAAACCCGACCGCAAGCATCGCAAGTGAAGTAGCCCTCGTCTGGCGTCCCATAATATCCATTGTGTTTTTCGCACAATGGAATATACCCCTTTGGGGTGTCACTGAAAATATCGTAATATTCAATGGCTCGCACCGCTCCTTCGCAACTCCGTGAGTGATGCTCGCAGCGCAATTTTTTGCCTGCGTTATCTTTACCGGTGACAACAATGCGCTTGAGCGTGGCTTCAAACGCTTTTGCATCTTCATTCATGCGTTTAATATCTGGTAAACTCCACATCGTTTTCCTCCAGTCTTAGTTTGTCCGAAAACCGGACGCGCGGATAGGCGCGCTTACTTACAACGCGCGCCAATCCCTAACCCTGCTATCGTAAAGGCGCCAAAACGCCTCAAGCTCAACTTTATCGAGCTTGGCGTCGCGCAATACGCGTTGAATGTTGTGATGCAACTCATCTGCATCGCCAAGAAACAGCGTAGCGTCTGGGTCATCAGTATGACCCAGCACGAACCCGTCTGACGTGATAGAGAGCGCGACAAGCTTTCGTCCGTAGGGGTCGCGCGCTCCATAATCATGGGCAATAATTGCGCCCATGATTGCTGTCATCTTGGGCGAGTATCCAAGACGGCGAGGATTTACTTTTTGTGCAAGATACATGTTGCCTCCTTTATACCGACAGGGCGTAGGTCTCTGCAAGATAGGCGTACAGTTCGGTACGCCGAATTCTTTCAATTGTACCCGCACTAAACTTTGGCGGGTTAAGGCGGCAGAGCAGGCGGTAGCCGCGCGAGCCTGCCCCGCTATGAAAATCAGCGAGAAAGACGGCAAGGATTGTTCGATTCATGTGACCTCCATATGCGAATTTGCTGTTTTGTATTGCAATTCGTGGGCCAAAGGGACTTCAGCACGTAAGTTGTTGAAAACTCGTGTGCCGCCGTCATCCGCAGCCCAAAATGGGAATTTCTTTTCCCAACACGGGAATGTGCAGGGCATCCGTCCGCAAACCGGACGCCCCGCTTTAGCCGGACGCCCCGTTTTAGTACCAATCCGTTTCACACGTTCCCGTGCGATCCAGTTCGGAACGCGTGAGGCCAGAGTAAAACCCTTTTCGGTCTTCTTTGGCAATTAAGTACTTCGACGAGCCTGTGGCAAGAAGGGCTTCATTGAGCCTCCTGGCTTCCTCGTCTGTTAAGTCTATGACGGGGGTCGCCCGTCTTGTTTTTTCATCGTATAACTCATATGCTCTCTTCATTGTTCCTCCTAGCTTGCTGGCGTGAATCGAAACTCCGGCGTGCTGCCGGAGTTGTCATAGTGAATAAACAGCTTACCTGTCGGCAGGCTTAATTCATATATATCTTCGCTGTGGTAGCACGTACCACAGTAGTGTGTGTCTACGTGATGGAGACAATGTGCTATTTTATTCTCATCCAAGTACTTAACGAGGCGTTCCGCCTCGTCGAATGAGAAATTATCCGCCACGAAGCGGGCGAGCCGCACCCGCAGCATAAAATTCAAAGCCTTTCGACCATCGGGAGTTTTAAATTTCTTCAACTCCCGCATATACGTTCTCTTTTTCATTTTCATGGCTTCCTCCGACGGGTTTAAAATTGCTCTAGCTCTTCATCCATGTGCGCAATTGAGGCGCCAGTTAGATAGGCACTCTCGGACGCTACAACGTCCAAGAGTTCTTCGGTGCGGTATACGGTATACCGTACCGGTGCTCCGGCATACATGCGCACCTCGTCGAGGCTTAATTCTTTGCCCCGCAATTCCTGCGGGATATGCAAGGGCACTTCTGTTACTGTCCGTGCTTCAACGGCCAGCGCCAAGGGCAGCACACCAATGACATGCTTGCCTCGCACGTCCTCCACTCTGGCGTGCGAGATAATTGGCGTATCCTCTGAGATTAGGCCAATCTCTCGTAGGAATTCTACGAGAGCGGCGTGCCTTGTTACCACGATTTTTTCCATTTTTTTCCTCCGTATTAGTCTGCAAGGACGTGCTGAATCACGTCCTTTGCTCGACGAGCGGAATCCTCTGCTGCGTTAAGGCGTGCAGCAAGGGCAAACGCCGCGCGGCGAGCGTCCTCGCGTGCTTGAGGCTCATAGACGCTCGCCACGAATTGGGCGAGCACCTGCCTGCCCCGTATCACTTGCCAGCCGGTGCAATTGCCAAAACAATCGCACCCAAAAGACTCTACTGTGTGCATTTTTTGCCTCCGCACAGGGCGTCCGCAAAATGGACGGATGGATGGACGGACGCCGAGCAAATTAGGGTTAGTCCGAGGCCCCAAGGCGGTTTTCCCGCAGGTATCCCGCGCCGGATGTCGCGCTTCTAACGTGTCTTGCTAGCCGATGCTATTGGCTAGGATCGGCTAGGAGAGGACATTCGCTATCTGCGGGCTTTGGCGACGGCAAGCCTCGGACTCCCCAAGCTTGGGCGCACGCCTGTTTGCACCCTACCGGAGGCTTGTCGCTCCGAATCTCCCGCCGCCCACAGCGGCAGGCGTGGTCTAAGCGCCGCGCAATCAAAGACTTACCGCGATTGCTGCGGCTCCCACGTCGAGACCGGTAGGAGTGTGGAACCGTGTCCCAAGCTGGACACTCAGCAAGCAAACGCCTGATGAGCGTCCGGCATGAGGCGCGGTAAGTATATTTGCACACGCCCCGCAAGTCAAGCCTTGCTAGTAAGCCCTAGAAGGCCCAGCAAGGCCCACAGCAACGCTCGGCAACGCCCTGCGCTTTGAGGATACCCCAACTTTCGTTGGGGGGAGGGTTTCGAGGTGGGTCAAAAGGCGAGGTAGTTGGCAGGGTATCCTCGAAACACAGGGCACTATGTAAATTTTACCAACGTCCGGTTTCCGGACGCAGTGCTCCTGCAGACTAGCGCCGCGCAATGCAACGCAGCGCAATGCAACGCAGCGCAATGCAACGCAGCGCAAGTCTAGCAAATGGAGACACTGCCGCGTCCGCACGGCTCCAAGAAACCGCACGGGCGCGGGAGATTGATTATTCGTCTTGGCGGGACACACTGCTGCGCCCCGCACAAGAAGGGCATAAAGGCGCCCCCTCATGCCCGCCCCGTACCACGAGGCGGACATCAGCGGGCGCCCCGCTGATGCCGAACGGAGCTACTGTGCCTTTGCTTCGGCTTCGGCTTGTGCCTGAGCCTTAGTTTTTAGTTCACTACGGTGCGCTTCAATGAACGCCCGCAACTCGTCCGCTTTGCCGAGCAAGCGCTCCCATTGCTCGGCATAGAGTGTCACCGGATATCTGCCAAGCCCGTATGCGCTCACCGCGCCCTTATCACTGACCTTGAACGTGATCGTTGACCGGCGAGCAACTTGTGCTTCAAGCTCTTTGATTCTTTGCATCGCAGCCTGAAGCTGCGCCATAATGTTTGAAGGTTGATTGTTCGTCATTTCTAATCTCCATAAAGTGGGGATGCTGTCCCCTAGATTCAACACCGCACATGAAAGTGCGGCGCTGGAGCAGGAGGACAGCAAAGGAGCAGAAAAAAGGGGAGTTATCTTGTGGCCCTGCCCTGATATCGTCGCCTGTTTGCACCTGCCTTCCCTTCTGCCTTACGCCATGCAACTTCAAGCTTGGCGTCATATTAGCAGCTTGTTCCGGTCAGTAACAGGCTCCACCAGTCCCCGCGCGGTTAGTTGCCTATTGGCTTTCAGTCTCCGCGCTCCGAGCCCACCTTCGCCCCCTATGGGCGGGGACACGTCGAAAACCCCGCATGGCCTTGCGGAGTTGCTGCCTATTCTCCGAACCCGTTGTCTCTCGGCGGATTTTGGCTTCGACCATCCTTGTCACCCGGCTGGGAAACTCACCAACCTCCGAATGACGCAAACACCTGTTGCAGTATGCGTGCCAAAAAGTCCCTTTGGTCGCCAAATTGTGTTGCGCTCGGCGCGTAAGTGATTGAAAACACGCGAAATAAAAATTTTTCGCGCGTTCTTTTTTTAATCGCGCGCGTGCGCGAAAAAAAGGGGGAAGTGGAAAAACAGTTCCACTTTGGGAATCAAAATTCCCAAAACGGGAACGTATTGGGACACCGGTATGTCGATGCTCCGGTGCTCCGGTGCTCCGGTGCTCCGGTGCTCCGATGCGCCGGTGCGCCGGTGCGTCGATGTGTTGCTGCGTTGGCGTGCCGACGTGCCGACGTGCCGATGCGCCGACGTGCCGACGTGCCGACGTGCCGACGTGCCGATGCTCCGGTGCGCCGGTGCGTCAGTAGGGCGAGGCGCCGGTACGTCGGAGCGGGTGTGACGGCGGGATATACGCGCATACGCGCGCACGCGCACGCGTACACGGGCGGACGCGCACATAGGCTCGCGTACAGGTAAGTAGACACATATGCGATTAAAATTTGCTCGGTATGTAAATTTTACACGGTAAATTTTACACACCGGCAAAAGGCGGGCGTTTTTCGATAGAGTACATAACTCTACAGAATGAGACGGATTGAAAACAAAGGACTTAACACTTCTTTTCAGTGCGAGTATGTGCCCGTATGCGCAACGTTTCGAGACTGATTGAAAGCGCGCTGGCGTGTCTAATAGGGCGTTGTTAGTTATTATCTGTAACAGTTTCAGAACCTGTTACATCGTTATCTTCTTGATGATGCTGGACTTAGCCTTACGTTACTTATAGTATCTTTTAGTTTTGCCTGTCTAGGGGGGTGGACCAACCCCCTTGCCTATCCGGCGGTTGGCGACAGGTCACCTAGCACCCCCTTTTTCTTTCTTTTCTGCCTTTTAGCCGTTGTTTCTGTGGTAAAATTGAAGAGGGGTCCGATGCGATCATCAAAGCCTAAGAAACGAAATCAAAATCCCGGCGCTGCCCTGGGGTCAGAGTTGCCTTCGACTAAACCACCGTCGGTCCGCAAGTGGTGCTCAACCTGCAAGAAGTGGGTGGGTTGTACAGCCGATAAAACCGTCTGCCATCATTGTGGTAAAAAATCATTGGAGTGAACAACACATGTTAAGATTTAACGAGATTAAAGCAACCCAAACCGCTAGCGCCGTACTCCGACTTCTGGGCGAGGATACCCGCCCCCAGAAGCTGGTTAAGCTGCTCTATCTGATAGATCGAGAAGCCCTTTTACGATGGGGCCGCCCCATTACGACGGATAGCTATATCCTGACCAGCAGCGGGCCTGCCGTAAGGCACATTTCTGCTTTATTGAACCTGTGCTCCGATGAAAAAGAAGCACCTGAAAAAGAAGTACTTGAAAAAGAAGTACTTGGAGTGTTTTGGAAGAAATTTATTCTTTCCAACGAAGACGCGGTGTGGCTGATTGGGCTCCCGGGCCGGGGGGAGCTTTCTATGGCCGAAGAGCAATTAATTCAGAAAATTGTTTACGAGCACGGAGACAAGAGCCAGGAAGAATTAGTTGCTTTTTCGCGGAAACTCCCCGAATGCTTTGCCCTGCCTTATTCGTCTTCAAACATGGATTATAGGAATATTTTAATAGCCGGAGGCAAGTCTTCAGAAGAGATTTCGGCAATCGATGCCGAGCTTGCCGAAATAGCGGCCTTCGATTCTTTCTTTGGCAGCAAGTCTTAATTTGTCTTAATTTGTCTTAATTTGTCTTGGTTTGTCTTGACTTGCCTTAATTTGTCTTAACCCGTTGATTTATTGGCCTCTTCGAGGCCATATCCTCCCTTTTAAATAAAATTTTATCTGGCTGTCAAAATTTAATTTTTTAATGGTATAATATGAAGAGGGGCGGGTCTTTTTAAATCTGATGTAGCAGTTAATGGATAACGGGTAACGAGTAACGAGCAAAACAAAATAGGCAGGGTATCTGTAGGATACTGCATAGAGCCATGTACAACTATTGGGCGCAAATTCTTCGACAATTGGGTCTTTCAATGGATCGGGGGCGCCCGCCAAAAGGACTAAAGCTCATTTATTCTGGCAGTAGCCAGGAATTAGAAAATTTGGCTAAAGGTCGGCCGCCGTTAGCGGACCTTTATGCAACGGAGCAGTCGAGATTGTTTGAAACATCTCGACACGCGGAGGCAGAGTAAGTATCCCGCCTGATCGGTCATCGCTTTAAAAAATTATTCCTCCTCCTCTAAAGCGACCGATGCTTGTTACTCTGTCCTCCGCTCCTAATCGGAGGACAGCCATGAACGATAGCGCCGCAAGGGTGAATATGAACGAAAATGTAACTGGAACCCCGCTTGGGAGCCTCGCTCCGGTTGTAGTCTCTATCCCAAATCCAGGCGACGTACCAACGCCAATCCCAACTTTTGTGCCATCGTACCCAGATATTCCAACGCATACGACAAGTCCCTATTGGCCATTCTCGCCAGTGATATGGTATTCTCCTTGGGTTTATCCCACGATATTGAGTTGGGTGTTGGTACCAGGAACAGTTGTGTGTTGAGGTTGGCCTGTGGCAACTCCTCGGAAATTTGGTCGTTCAGCTATGATTGCTTGCTGCCGCCAGGTAGCAGAGGATAAAAATGCTACTCCGGAGCAGAGGCTGGAAGCTGTCAAATTAGCAATGGGGCTCAATCAAATGCCGCTGTATGTCTCGCCCCCACGATCTCCCAAATCGCCAAACGAACCCCGGCGGCACAGAACTTCAGTTTCTAAACTTTTAGATTAAAAGGAAAAGGAGATTTTCATGTTCTCAGTCAGTGTTTTTCTTCCCTTCGTCGCCTTTGTTGCCGGCGTTATTGTTGAGAAGTTATTCGGAGCTAAAGTCGTTGCTGAGATCAAGAAAGAGCTTGACCAGGTTCACCAGGATGTGATTGATGACCTGAATACGGTGCACGCACATCTTTTGAACCTGCTGTCTGGTAAAGCAAAGGGCAAGAAGTAAAAAGTAAAAAGTAAAAAGTAAAAAGCTAATTTAAATAAAGCGATGAACCCAATCTGTGCCGACTAAAAATATAACTACAACCAAAACATCAACAATAGTTAACAGTATCTTTCTTCTCTTTTTGATCATCCTGCTCGTTTGGTTCTATAGTTTAATACAGTTTCAACCAGCTAATCATGCTACCGATGCAGATGCCGCTTTTCGTCAGCGAAGTTTAGCAGCCGTTGGTGTGTTGCGCGCGCGAGTTCAGATTGAGCCTTCTTCCAACGACGATTTCCTTCGCTCGCATAAAAAGGGTCAGCAGCATACAACGATAACTAAAGAGATGGGCTTGTGCACTGCGACCCTGATTAATGGTAAGAGTCCCTTCCCTTGGAAGGGCTACTTGGTTCTAACTGCTTCACATTGTATTTCGGCCGGTGTTCCCGGCTCGTTTTCTATCGAGTTTGAGCAAGGCCAGCGGGGGCCTTTCCCGCTAACCCTCATCTGGCAGGGCAGTGAGGATGAAGGCCAGGATTATGCCCTGCTTTTTCTGGCGACCTCAGAGAAACGCCCGACAATTCCTCTGGGCGACATTCGCAAGAGCCATGTAGGCAGTCGGGTTGTTTATGCTGGTTGGCCGGCAGCCCTCAGCATCCAATGGTTTGAGGGAACCATTTCGAGAATGCCCGGATTCAGTACTTCAGAGTTCCCACTCATTTATCCCGAAGATCACATTAATTGGGAACATAGCATGCTGGTGGGCATTGGCGGAGGACCCGGGGCAAGCGGCTCGGCTTTGATTGATCTTGATCAGCACGCTATCATTGCCGTCCTTAGCGGCCGCATCGGGGGCACGACTAATCTTGTGTTCTGCCCGCTTCCTCCTGCAATTTGACTTGACTATTGTTGAGGAGTAACGTAGCTATCTTTCATTGTTTTTGAAGGTATTTTATGGCAAATATTTACAACACTAATCCGATTCATATTGACGTAGACATGACCGCTGGTTGGCGGTCGCTTCAAACCCTAAGCGGCACACCGATGGGGATTAGAGTAGTTAAAATTCTCCTTACCGGAAATCCGACAGCTGCGGCAGGTAGTATAACCATTACTGATCCAAACGACGGCACTGTTCTATTAGCCCTTCCTGTGACATCTAGTATGTCCCCAATTCAATTTGATTTTCAAACCGCGGGCGTGGGATGGCGAGATTTCCAAGTTACTGGTGTAACTGCAACGACGACCGCGCTTAAAATCTGGTATAAACATTAAAACATTAAAAAATTAAAAAATTAAAAGAGGCAAAACATGGCAACCCACAAACACTCTCGCGCAGCCAAGCATCTTGCTGCAAAACATGAAGCCAAGAAGTCCAAGAAATCTGGACATAAAGTTCATCATGTGCATATCCGCCGTTCCTCAAATGGCGGATACATTGTGGAAAATCACCATGAAGCGGACAATCCGCTCTCGCCAGCGCCTCCGATGGAAGAGCACACCTATCCTGATCTTGCTGGTGTACAACAGCACCTTGAAGAGCATTTGCCGCAGGAAACCGAACAAGGACAAGAAGGACAGGAACAGCAGGAACAGCAAGCCCCTGAAGAGGAAAGCGCAGGCCCCGTTACTCCGGGAGCAGAGGCAGGAGCCGGAAGTCCAGCAGGAGAGGCAGTCTAATGGCTAAATTTCTCATTCCTCCAAAGCCCGGCACGAAAACAACCGGGCATCTGAACGTTTCTGACCGCCGTCATGCCGGAGCGGCGTATGCAGCTCTTTTCAAAAATTATCGCGGCAACTCCTATCAAGGGCCGGACAAAGAAGCGCTAAAAAGGAAGCTGCGTGCCCTTTATCGTCGTAAAGGCTGGCCTTGGCCGGGCGATAAAGAAAAGAAATCCCATGCGGCGAAGTTCGTCTTGGGCGGAAAGAAAAAGTAAAGATAAAATGGCACATAGTATTCGCTCTTCGTTGGGTCGGGCCGTGCTTGGGCGTAAGCGGCGTAAAGTCAGTCCGGCCAAACGTAGGGCCAATAAACTAATTTCAGAAAAGATCAAAGTTCTGCGTGGCGAAGGAGTTCCTCCGAAGCAGGCTATCGCCATGAGCATCTCAATGGAGAAAGCCCACCGGCTGCGTCCCGGCGGCGTATATGTGCGCGCCAATAAAAAATACTAAATATGGCCCCAATTCCTTATCGTGAATTAGTGGAACAATATGGGAGCGCCGAAAGAATTCCTGATTTAGAATTATATCGCTATATCACTGATCCGATTATAAAAAAAGATTTACTCAAGCGATATAGTGAAAACCCAACCAAGTTTTATGAGACAGCTCTTGTCCAAGATGTTCGCCGGCGTTCAAAGCAAAATTTATTCTGGTTGCACAAGTATTTTTTGTGGCCCAGCTCGTTTTCGGGTGTTGGAAAGCCTATTGAGCACAGCAAGGTCACTGAAGAAACACATCGTGTCTTGTGCGATTTTTTTGTCAAAAAAGATGATAGTCGCCCTTTCGATGAACAGGATAATGAGTTTAAAACTCGCATGGTTCTTTATCCTCGGGGCAGCTTTAAAAGCACTACTGATGTCTCTGACTGTGTTCAGTGGATTTTGAATTTTCCGGATATTCGGATTCTTTACTTAACTGCCACGGACCCAATGGCAGAAGGCTTTGTGGATGAAACCAAAGGCCATTTTGTTATTCGACACGATGACCCCAGCCCGATGAATATTTTCTTTCCAGAGTTTTGTCTGGATGAAAAGAAGCTGGGGGCTTCAGGAGAATTTACCTGCCCATTGTGGGCTAAGAAGCAAGTTAAACGTAAAGAACCTACCATTATGGCACGGGGCATTGGTTCAGCGATGGCTGGACTCCACTTTGAAGTTGCCAAAGTGGATGACGTGGTTAATGAGGAAAATTCGGCCTCAGAGTTGATGTGCAACAAAATTATCCATGCGGTAGACACCAACTTGAAAATGGTGATGCCTTATGGATTTATTGATTTTCTGGGGACGCGGTACAGTGACGACGATTATTATGGCGTCTGGATTGAAAAAAACAACGTCGGCCCGGTTGAAATAATTTCGGGTTTGGATCGGCCGGAAAAGCGTCCTTGGACGATCACAATCAATCGAGAAAACAAAAGCAAGTTGCTGTTGGGTACTGGTTGGAAATTAAAGCCTGAAGCAGAAGAACAGCTCCTTAAAGGAATACTAACTGAAGAAAAGCTCGGGGAAGAGCATTACTATATTTTATTTCCTGAAAATCTTCCGTTTTCCGAATTGCGCCGGCAACAGCGGCACAACGAACGAGTTTTTGAAGCTCAGATTAATCAGAATCCTCGGCCACGAACGCGCGTAGCTTTTGATCGGCCGCTGTTATTAAGACATACTGTGCCTTATAATCAACTCCCCTTGTGCGGGCCGATTGTTGTTACGTGGGATTTCGCTTTTAGCGAAAAAAAGAAGCGTGATTATAGTACGGCTGCTGTCGGGATATATAACGACAAAGGACAGCTTTTTATCATTGATTTAATCCGGCAGCGGTTTAATCACACATCCTTGGCTCAGGCCGTTGTGGATTTGGCTCAAAAATGGCGCCCACACATTTATGCAATTGAAAATGCGTCGGGGTCAAAATTCCTGGAGCCCACAATTCTTGTTGAAGCACATCGGCGGGGGAATCCGGAAATCCTTAAGATTGTTGCCGGCATTGATTGGTTTACTCCAGAAAACAATAAAGACGCCAAACGGCAGCGTATGGCGTCTATGCACCCGTGGCTTGTAAATGACCGTTTATTTTTTGCGTCACATTTGCCGCATCTTGAAACTCTTTACGATGAGTTTGAGCGCTGTTTGTCCTCACACAAGCGCGACGACATTCCTGATGTGATTTCACAGCAAATGCGCTATGCGCCGCGTGTGCAAATTATGATTGCAAAAAATGAAGTCCCGATGGGCGTGTCAAAAGAAGATGCAGCAAATAACATCATCTTTGGACATTATGGAGATGATGGCCCGATACCCAGTGATGCCTGGGGTCAGCCTTATTACGGACCAGCCACTGATTTAACAGAACCTTTAAAAGATGAAGAACCCCCGCAACCCATGAGTAATGGTATGGACCCAATTTTAGGCAGCGGGTTAATTGGGTAAAAATTAGGAGGATATAAAAATGGCAAAGAATGATTGTATGCTCGAAAGTCCCCGGCACTGTGAGGACAGCGGCCCGGGAAAGCCGTGTGAGGATCGAAGCGCGGCGGTGTCTAGATGTTTTTCGGTTGGGAAAGCCAACGAAGGAAGTACGGCAGTTAAAACCGATGACTCCCTTGACCTGGAAACGGGCAAAGTAAATTGGGGGCCGGATAAAAAACAGGATGAATAGTTAAACCACAATAACAATAACAATAACAATACTTATTTTTGGAGATTGAATAGATGAAAAAGGCCGCTTATCTTGTTTTTTGGAGTATTTTTATTGCAGGGTTACTTACCCTTGGATTATTGGGATCAAATACGCCATCTTGCGAGATCGCTCCTTTACAGTATCTAGCCAACTCCACACAAAATATCGTTCAGGAAACTCCGCTGGCCGCTCCGGCCTCAAATACTCCGTTCGTTGATCCCGATTTCGGATCACGAATGGTGCGGGCTACTGACGGCAATACGTTGGCCGGTGTCTGGAACAACCACTTCTTAAATGTTAGCTTCCTGACTGACGCCTCGTCTGAGGCGAACATCTGGAGTGCCTTTGATCCCACTCTGGGAACTCGAGGTGGTTATTATTTCCTTATTGGCACGCGCACCGGTTGGTATGTGATGATGAAGCTGGATGCCGCTACGATGCAAGTGAGCAGGCTGACGGGCCTTAGTGTAAGCAATGTCATCACTACAGATGGTGTCATGTACGTCGGAGGCACATTCAGCTTTGTCGATCCCAAGACATTCTATTTCATGCAGAGCAGACAGCTGTCGGCCTTGAATTTGGGTACAGGAGCGGTCACCCCTATTTATAACTTTAATTCCTGCTCAAATCTACCATCGGACGCCGCAGGTAGCTATAGTGGCGGCCTGACCAATAGTGCTGATGATAATCGATTCAGTTACTACTTCGGAGGCAGTGCCCAGGGTGCAACGGCGATTGTTGCAACTTATGATCGTGTATCGGGTTCTTGTTACTGGTATGATTCAACGACGGGAACAATCGGCGGCACGAATTTATCGCCAACTCCGGTTGCTAGCGGAGTAGGACAACTTCCCACTCCTTCATCTCCGTCAGTTACTGTACAACCCGGCAATGGGACGCTGCCGGCCGGAAGCTATTATGTTGAAATTACCGCTGTTACGTTGATGAACCCCAAGAACGGGGAAACACTGCCGTCGAAAGAAGTCGGACCCATTACGTTGTCCTCTCCCGGTAGTTTGGTGGTGTCGCTGCCCACTACGCTTTCCGACCCCTATGAGCTTGAAATTCCGAATGGAAGCTGGGGCGGCGTGCCCGGCAGCAACGGCAGCACAAGCGGTCTCAAGCCTTTCAATGTTTACATTGGGACTGCTTCCGGAGCCGAGACTCTGCAGAACACCAGTCCAGTGGGAGGAACATATGTTCAGTCTGCCCCTCTGAACACTACATCAGCTCCGCTTCCGACCGTGAGCACTGCCGGGTATAATGTTCATAATGCCCGACTTACTAAAGATGGGAACACGGTAAGGGTGGATGCCCAGGAAGGCTATACACTCTTCTTCTGGAATGCCGAGACCAATCAGGTCGGCTATTGTACCTTGCAGCTGGATGATTGCGGCGGCCATCAGACTCTGGGTTCAAGCCGTCTGGTCAATGATCCCAATGATTATGATATGGCTGATGTCTTGCTTCGTCCTGTCTGGGACCTGCACCATTACACAAGGCTAGTTAGTCCTCTTCCGACCCCTCATCAATTTACTGACAGCCATTGGTCTTGGAATGATGCTGATCCTAATGACGTGATGCCGGTGTGTGGATCAATCGACTATGCCGGCAGCAGCATCGTGAGGGCTTATTCCGGTGAAATTGATTGCGTCTCTACAGTGGGGCCAACTCGTGTCTGGAGATTCGCTCATCACCGGGCAACGGGCCTTTGGAACCAGGGTCCTGGGGCGCCATCAAACTTCTGGGCCACCCCTAGAGGAAATGTTTCCCAGGATGGTCACTTCTATATTTTTACGTCTGACTGGGAGGGCGGTCTTGGGAACGAACCCGGCTCAACAGGCTGTCCAACGAGCGGATATTGCCGTACAGATGTGTTCATTGTGGAATTGAAGTAATCGGAAGTAATTGGAAGTAATCGGCAGTAATAATGGAAGTGGAGATTATAATTCGTGATGCTGATAGGCAGGTTCGACTTCAACATCGCGCCGATGCGATGCATCCTACTCAGGTAAAGCTTCCGGCCGATGAACCACTATCAGACGGCACTTATAATTTATTTGCAATTACCTATCAGCCAGCGGTATCGCGTGTTCCGCTTCGTTTTAACAGATAGGAACAGTAAACAATAGTAATTAGCAATAGTAATAGTTATAGTACGGAAATTTATGGCACTACTTCCTTCTCCCGATGTTAGCCCAGGTGCACCGATCACTCCTGAAGAAGTAAAGGAAGTTATTTCAACAGGACAATGGAGTGACGAAGCAGCACTAAAACTAGTAATACAAGACGCTAATCGTGCGGAAGTATTTGAGGCCACTAAGCAGTGGGTTGCTCATTGGCCGCAAGCCACGATGGTATATCAGTCGCCAACGTTGCCGGTTTTTTGGGAAGGGAGCCAGGCACAAAGGGCGAATATTCCTTTATTCATTGTGGCAAAAGCAGTCAATTCTTTAGTGCCTCAAATTATGAAAGGGCTGTTTTATGAAAATCCACCTTTTATGATTCAGCCGCGTCCGGGGACATCCGTTCAGGCTGCACGCGCAGTGCAGGCTGTTTTGGCTTATCAATTAGAGGAGATGGGCTTTAAACTTGAAGTCCGCCGAGGCATTCAGAATGCAGTTTTAATGGGCACCAATATTTGGAAATGGGGTTTTGAATCTTATACCAGGACTCGACGGGTTTACCGACGAAAAGTAGAACCAATTAAATTAGAAACAGGCATTCTTGGTGCTCCTCCTGTTACAATTGATCCTGACGACGAAGATAATATTGAAATGCATGAAATTGAGGAGCAGGTTGCCGGTCCTTATTTCGAGAACATTGTAAATTTACGACACGTGCTGGTTGATCCCACGTTAAATGTACCAGATATTCGGCGTGCCAAATACGTCATTCATCGTATGTACCTTGATTGGGATCAATTAGAAGAGCTTCGTGAGAGACCAGGTATCAATCTTCCTTCCAAAGAAGAATTATTGCGAATTTTATTCCCCCCTCGAGAAGAACCTATTGCGGATACTGCTGAAGTAAGCCCCAATAGTCCGCTTCAAGATTTGAAAGGCGAGCCACGATTTCACACACCAAGCGCTGATCCCTTAACCATGCCTTTGGAAGTTCTGGAACGATGGGACAACAAAACCAACATAATGGTTCTGCAACAAAAGCTGGTTATTCTAAATGCTGGCAATCCTTATGGCGTGATCCCATTCTTCTCAGTTAATTGGTGGGATGTTCCGGAAGCATTCTACGGGATGGGCCTCGCTAAAACTATTGGTGGAGAGCAGCGATTACAAGCGGGCATTATTAATACCTGGCTTGATAATCTTTCTTTGAATTTGAACGGTGTTTATGTTCAGGTTCGTGGTAAATCGGTGCCTTCGCAAAATATTCGAATTTCCCCCGGCAAAATTATCACAGTAGATAATAAAGACGATCTGACTCCTTTACGGCGCCTCGATGCAGTTCCGGAAGCCGGACAGCATCTGGCTCTGTCGCAGCAACGTGCGGAAGAAATTTCAGGAGCAACCAGTGCGGCGATGCAAGGTATTGCTGGTCCCACCGGCCATTCAAACCTGGCGCGTACAGCAGCGGGGGCCAATATGCTGGCCGCCGGGGCAGGTTCGCAAATCGAAGACTTTTTGGATAAGTTTTGTGACCAAGTATTTATACCTTTTCTGGATCAGATGCATCAATTGAATTGTGCTTTAATGCCAATCAAGGTTCTTAAAACAATCCTTAATGATGAGCTGGAACATGAATTCCTGAAACAGGAAGGCGACATTCTTGAATTTTTGAATGCCCGAGTTAAGTTCAGTACATTAGCCGGCGCCAAACTGATGGCTCGACGAAACATGGCTCAGGCCCTTCCCATCATGCTGCAGTACTTGCAGAGCACCCCGGTTCAGCAAGGACTTGCGCTGGTCGGCATGAAGATTAATACAGAAGAATTGATCCGAATGATCTTCGAGGTCAGCGATTGGCGCAATGTCAATGACGTCATTATTCCGATGACGGACGAAGACAAAAAGCGATGGGAGATGATGCAGCCTGCTGCTGTAGCGCAGGTCAAAGGACAAGCAGACCTGCAGTCTAAATTAGCTCTTCAGGCACAAAAGCACCAGAATGAGCTTGAAACTCTGAATGACAGGAACATTGCCCGTGCGGCCAATGATATTTTCCGGCAGACGATTGAGCAGAGCGGAAAACAAGAGGCTGTCCTCGGGGAACCTACCGGGCCAGGCTTTGGGTCCAATGCATAATAACTCACAGGAGGAATCGTGAGCGTCCAAATTGACACAGCTAAAATCGAGCGGATTCTTGATCGGCCTCTTACCGAAGAAGAGGCGTATGAAACGGAGCTTTTCAATAAAGGGAGACTTCTTCAGCATTTAGTTGCACAACCGGGTTGGCCGGTTGTCCTTGAGATGTTACAAAAATACGTTAAAGGCGCTCTTGAAGAACTTGCAAATATTAGTCCGGCCGACGAAGCCAAAGTAAAAGCGCAGCATGCTGTTGTTTTCGCTTTAAGTGCTCTTTACAACAGATTTATTCAAGATGTAGACATTGCCATTGATGCGTCACGGCGGCCGCCCGAAACCATTACACAAGCATTAAAGAAACCGACGCCTGCTCCGCTTGTCGAGCTCATGTGATCAAATTTTAGTCACAATATCTTTTGGTTTGTGACAAATTCACCTGTCCCACCAGGATTGATGGGAAGCCAAGGAGAACAATATGAGTAAAACCTCTATTCAAAGCGATCCTTATTCGTTTGAGGACCCTTTATTCGCACCTCTTGATACACGAGAAGGAGAGCGAGATTTTGTTAATCATCTTGTGGAGCAGTTTGCTTCTCCAGAAGAAAAAGCAGCTATCGAAGCTGCAGAGGCAGCACAAACCGCAGAGGCCGCAGAGGCTGCACAAACTGCACAGACTGCACAGACAGAAGAACAGTCCGTTGCTTCTGAAAATGCAGACGATAGCGTATTAAGCGAAGATGGATCAGAAGTTTATGCCGAGCCCGAAGTGTTAGAATTTGACACCGGTCGAGCCATCATTGAGAGAACGAGCACCGGCCTTAAAGCCACATTGGAGCTTTATGATGGCGGCGGCAAGCAAGTATTTCATGCAAATACAGAAAATGAATTGATGCGTGAGCTGCTTGCTGCACAAGTAAATGCTACCAAGAAAATTCGAGAGCAGAATCGCCAACTAAAGCTCGGTGTTCGGAAAACGGATAATTCTGAAACCCAGGCGTCAAGCGAGCCTGTTGTTAGACAGCTTACGGCAGACGAAATTTTTGAAATTAAAACGGCTCTTGCAGACAACCCCGATCTAGCTTTAGAGAAATGGTTTCAGAAGAAAACGGGGTTGAGCTTGGAACAACTTGTGGAAATGAGCAAAGCCGGACGCAGCGTCGAAGAAGCTTTGTTTGTTGAAACCGAAGCGCGTGCTTTTGTGGCCGAGCATCCTACCTACCTAAGCACAGATGATAATTATCGTGCGTTGGTTGCTTATCTTTCACAGCAATATTTACATAAGGAATTGACTGATGACAATCTTGAACCAACGCTTGATGCACTAACCAAGATTGGAAAATTCAATCGAGATACATTGGGCGAGGCTTTTGAGGAACTTAGTGCAGCAGGATTGCTGGAATTGAAGGAACCTGAAAAGCTAAAACCCGTGAAGCCAGCGGCAAAAGTTGCTGCGCGTAAGCCGGCAACTCCAGTAGCTGCTTCAAAACCAGCCTCCTCTACGTCTGGGATTCGGACAACAGTGAGGCCGAGAGCGACCGCCGCTAATTTTGGATTGCGACAGAAGGCGACCACTGCCTCTGTTCAGCCCACAAATAGCAATCCGGTGCCCTCCGACGAAGAACTGGAAGCAATGAGCAACGAGGAAATCAACAAGCTGATGGAAGGCGTGTTGATGGAACGGGCTCGCCAGTATCGGCGCTAATAAATATCTAATCCCAATCAACAAGGAGGCCACTAATGGCCTATTCTCCTGCTAGTATTCTCACATCGGGAGCCTTGCCGAACCTCGTGGCTATCTACTACGAGCGCCAGGCGGTCCCGAACTTGAAGGCGCAAACGCCCTTCCTTTCGATGACCAAACAGAAGCCGCTGCCTCTCCGCAGTGGTAATCAGATTCAGTAAATATAGTGCTGAATTAAAACCCGACTAAATCGGTGGAACTCTGTTCTATCACAAGAACAGACAACACCGAGCAAACTGGATGAGAGAAAAAACCAAAGCTTACATGGCCGGACTAATGGATGGTGAAGGGTGCTTTTCCATCTTCAAGACGTTTAAATCCAATTATGTGAATTATCGGCCGTTTGTAGGCTTTACAAATGGATCAAAGGCTCTAATGCAATGGGCTGTTAACCATTTCGGGGGCACAATAAATTACCAAAAGGCAGCCATGAATGGAGGCTATTTAAGTAAGCCACTATACCATTGGCGACTATATGGTAGAAAAAGTGTCGGTTTTTTCTTGACTTCGATTTCGCCATACTTAATTGAAAAGCGTCAACAAGCAAATATTCTTTTAGAATATTTAAATCTTGACGGACAAATAAATCCTGTTAAGAGAGACGAACTTTTCGTCAAGTTAAGAGAAGCGAAGAAATCCAGCTGCGTAACGACTGAAACGCCGGGTGCTCTTGTTGGTAAGCCGTTACAAGCATATTTGGCGGCAATTTTAGATGGCGAGGGTTATTTAGTAATAAGTCGAGGACCGGCCTACAACGTTCGGATCGGAATTACTAATACTTTTATGCCATTGCTAGAATTGGCAAAAAATAAGTTTGGCGGCTCAATATCGCCTTTAAAAAATAAAAAAGGCAAGCCCGCTTTTGTCTGGTATATTAGCAAAAAGCAGGACATTGAAAAATACCTGCTTGCTCTCTTGCCATATTTAATCGTTAAACGAGACGAAGGTAAAATACTTCTAAATTATGTAAGGCACAATAAACCAACGCCCGAAATAAGAGAAGATTTTTACCAACAGATGAAGGCGGCTAAAGACAAAAGAGCAAAGATACAGTCTGGACTCATGAGCGATCATGAGCGCGCACTAACGGGAACGTTAGTTGCCTAAACACGTCGTCTATACTTATGCTCTGCTCTCTGGCAATACTACCCAGGCGGCAGAAGGTACGGTGGGTTCGCCCATCGCTGAATCATCCACGAAAATCACGGCAACCATCGGCCAGTATGCTGATTTTATCAACAGCTCCGACCTGGCAATGGACGTGGCAATTGACGACCCCGGGTTGCTTCAGAACCTGTCGGTGGAATTGAACTACCGGTTGGCTCTAACTCTGAACTCCTTGGTTCAGATTACCGCAGACAGCGCCCAAGGCGTCGATAGCTCTGTTACGATCACTCTGGCTCCGGGAAGCTTCCTGTCGGCCAACAACATCCGCACGGCTATTCAGCAGCTTGCCGGCGTCAATGCCCGGCCGCTAACCCCGGATGGCTATATGGGCGGAATCATCCACCCGTTCGTTGTGCATGATGTGCTCAATGATACGAGCAACAACGGTCTGACGGATATCCTGAAGCGGAACGAAAGCACGGTCGATAAACTCTTTGCTCCCGTTAGCAACGAGGAAACGATTGTGTTTGGTGGTGCCCGTTTCAAGCAAACCACGACTACGCCGACGGTTACGATCAACAGCAATACGTATTACAATACGTATCTGTTTGCTGATGACGCCATCTTCTCTGTCTTCCTTGGGAAGAACCCCAAGACTGGTGAGAAGAACTACCGGCTCATGATCCAGGAGGCTCCTGCTCAGGGGTCTGTGGCTGATCCGGCAAGGCAGATCGGGGGCTGGGTGAGCTATAACGTAAAGTACACGAACACCCTACGTCCCGGTTCCGTAATGACGCTGCGACGGCTGCAGTCTATGACCAGCAGCTCGTAAACTAATAAGTTGTTGATAAATAACAACTTAACTATAAAAAGGGAGGGCGGTTTTGGTGCCGCCCTCTCGATCTTTTTCTTAATTTTTAAATTATTTTTATCGGGCCCTCTCTCTAAAAAGGTAAAATATGTGGTAAAATTAAAGAGGGGCCTTTACTGGGTATTTTATCTTTTTACTTGTAGGTACGAGGAGCGACCATCCTCGCCACAAGTAAACATCGGCCGAATCCGGTTTCTGAACAAGTTTAAGTAGGAAAAATCAAACAAAATTAAATATTTAGCCGGATTGGACTAAATATTTAAGCGATGTTTGATTGCTCCTGCCTGTCCGTTATTTCGACTTACAAAATGGTGCCCAGAACCTCGGCCAGGGCCTCTGGAACTGTTTTTGGAGGTTGAAAGTAGCGGACGCCCGTGGACCCGTTGGCAGGCGGACCATCCACCTTCAAGCCACCTGGCTGCCACCTGGCGTGCTTGTCGTATTTTATCGAAGGGGACTTCCTGTGTCGTGGCGCCGATTTTGCCCGCAATGTGCTCGTGCACTATATAAACGTCACTTATGGGAAGTCCTTATCTGTGTTTGCGGCTGGAAATGGTAAATTATGACTAATGATGTTTGGTTTAGCTTAGCACGTAATGAATCCGCTCCTAAAACTACTCGCCTGGAAGCGCTAAAGAATCTAATGGCGGCGGGCGATCTTCGTGTCGATCATCCTGATCTTCTCAAGATAAAAGCTGCTTTGCTTGAAGAAGCACAATTAGAACACGAACTGCCCGAAGAATCTGCAGCAGCAGCAGCAGCAGCAGCAGCAGCAGAAGCCGCACCCGCCGGCGAAGGCGAAACGGCAACGCCGACACAAGCGACGGTAGAAGCAGAAGAAGTCTCTCCTGTAATAGAAAGCAACCCTCTAAAAGCAGCCATAACTACGGAACTCCTATAAACTTAATGTCTACTAATTCACAACTTGTTTGTCTTGTTGGACGCCACGGTACAACGACCCTCAATCAAGCTTGTTGCTTTCGCGGTCCATTGGACGTTGATTTAGATCAAGCAGGAATCCATGTTGCCCACCAGCAGGCTGCTTTTTTAACAGATTATGATCTGTATCCGGTTATTTTTTGCTCGCCTAAAAAGCGAGCACGGCATACAGCCAAAATCATTCAAGAAACAACGCCAAAGTATCATGTTGTCTATAATGATGCCTTGGCGCCTTTAAATGTTGGTGATCTGGGCGGTAAAAAGAAAACACCTGAAACCGGGCGTATCGTTTTGGAACACGTTGAAAATCCAGATGTACCTTTTCCGGGAGGAGAGTCGTTGAATAATTTTCGTAACCGTGTTCGTCCTCTCCTTCGAGACGCCATTAAATTAGGCATAACGACCGGTCGCCCTCCTCTATTAGAAGCACACTCAAGCATTATACGAGAAGTCGGGTTCGTGCTCCATCCAGAACAGCCAGAAAAAGTATTAGTAAAACCCGGCGGTATTATTGGTATTTTTATTGAGAATGGCAAGCTTGATGCAAGACCAATTTTTAAGCCAGATATAAATAATGAGGACAAAGCTTTTGTTGTTTCGTGATCCGGAAAATGGACGTGCCTGCATGTATAGGCACTGCTTGACAACAACCGTTGTTCTATATAAGAACGACAAATAAGTAACAGGAGAAAATATTATGGGTTTTTTACGAAGCCTCTTTTCTGCCAACGATAAAGTGGCAGATGCTAATTTTTTAACCCTGGCAACGTTCGATGCAACGGGGCAGGCTGCTAATATTGCTTCCACGCTTCTCTATGCCGTGCCGGCCAATGCGCCAGGAAATCTCTACTGTGTTAGCGGAATTGCTACAGTAACACAGGCGGCTACAACTTCCTCGACGCTGCCCTCAATTGTTATTAGTTATACAGATGCCGATACTGGTAACGCCATGTCACTGACTTTAACGCCGACCAGTACTGGAAACAGCCTAACAACGCTGGCTTCTTCTTCGGCTGCAATCAACGCTAAGCCGGGTACGAACGTCAATGTTTCGACTACAGGTTACGCCTCATCGGGCACTACAGCAATGAACTATTCCGCGCATGTTCGTCTCGAGGCTATGTAATTCCGCCTTATCTGAGAGAAGTAATAAATAATCTGTGATACTCCGGAGAATAGTAGAGTATGCACTTTCCTGGTGTTGATGAAATTCTTAGACACGGCGGAGCGCCCGTTACAGCAGAAGTACTCGACCAAACGAATACTAAGGTCGTTTGGAAAGAGTGCCTGAGCTGCGGGAAAATTAAGCCATATGGTCAGTTTCGCCGCGACTCTTCTTATCGCGAAGGCGTACGCGATCAGTGCTATGAGTGTGAGATGGTTCCTCGCCTTTCAACTTCAGAGCACATCGCCCGCCTGACCGAATTGAATTATTACGACGAACGAACAAAGGCTCAGCGATGGAAGCACCAGCTTGATTATATGGACGATGGTCCCCGCTGGGTCAATCATCTACACCACTCTGAATTTCTTTATCGCCTCAAGAAGATGCTGCCATCCGAGTTATATATTACGGATGGACGAATTATTGGCGACTTAGCAGTTTACCGTGTATATGGGCAGCCGCAACCTCGGCTTGATGGCAAAACTTTTGAATATTTGTGGTACATTCCTACCGGTTATATGCCGGAATTCAGTGTTTATGAATTCGATCCGATTCGAGATATTCCAATAAAAGAGCGCGTTAGGGGGTGGCGGACGCCGCTGCTAAGATTAATTAAAGCTCGGATCACCACCGAAGAGAAAGTGAATAAATATTTTGGCCGGGTCACTGATGGGCCCGGTTCGGTTGTTTATCGTCGAAGCCTGTTTGTTTTTAGAAACGGGCACGAATAAAATCAAATACCATTGGCCTTCTGTGGATTCAGAGGCAAGGAGAACAATATGGCAGAAGAAAAAAATCTTACCTTAAGTGCAAAAGACTTACAGGCTTTGATTAATTCAGCAGTTACGGCTGCTGTTACCAAAGCCACGGAAGCGGCTGCTCAGGGCAACATCGAGACGTTTAAGATGCTGGCCGACGCCATTATCGAATCGCGCAAGCCGTATGTCGATCCCAATAAAGTAAAAAATGAAGAATTGATGCGCGAGCAAATGCGCGAACAGCGCAGGCGTCTCGAGGAAAGCCTTAAACGAGACCAGGCTCGGTGTCAGCACCTGCAAGGCTCTCACGAACTTTCTGATTTCCCCAGTCCGCACGGCCTCACATCGATTGTTCATCATTATCTAGATACGGGCGAACAAATTGGAATCTGCACTAATTGTGGACGTATCTGGCGTAGTAACGACCCAGATTATATGGAATGGATGTCGAAGAAATCCGGAAACCGGATATCCGCTGCCGGTCGAAGATTCTTCCGTGATCCTGTGGCCGCAATCGAAGCAGGCCGTTCCTAAATAAATTCTAAAAGGAGCGAAATATGGCGAGCAAGCAAAGGGGTGTTCCTGCTGCAAAGGCGAGCCCTGTGTTTTCCCCAGAATTTAAATATCACGGGGGTCCGATTATAGCAAACGCTAAAGTGGGGCTCATTTTTGTTGGGCAGCATCCATTTGAGAAGGAAATTACACAATTTGTTTCTGATCTCGGTCAGAGCAAATTCATGAACATCCTTTCTCAATATGGTGTAAAAAGCCTTGTTGTGGCTTCAACAAAACAGGTTAATGCTCAGCCGGGAAATTTAACAATAAAAGATATTTGGAATACGGTTCGTGATGCAGCAAAAACAGACACCGAAGCAAATTGCTTTTTGCTGCTCTTGGCTCCCGGGATTGGAACGCAGGACGGCAGCACCGTTGTTTGTGAAAAGAATGGGGCAAATGCTTTTGGTTTTCACGATTACTTTTATCATTTGTTCCATCGTTTTGATTATGCTGTTGTTCCTGCTCTAACGGACGATTGTTTGAAAGAAAGTTGTCCTTCTGATTTAGCTTGCTCCTTGCATCTTGCTCAAAAGCAGCTAGATAGAATCACCCAAGTTATTTCTCACGAATTGGCAGAAATGCTCACCGATCCACGGCTTGATGCCTGGACAATCCCGGGATTTGGCGAGAACGGAGATTTGTGCAATGGCGGGAATGCTTCTTTACAAGTCAACGGGCGAACATGGAATGTGCAAAAAACGTATTCCAAACGCCACGACGAGCAGGGGCAGCCTTATTGCCAAAGTGAAAATCCTTCGCCGCTCCCGGCTTATTCTCTTAGTGCCAGCATTTTTAGTTACCATGCAAATTTCTGGACTCAGGTGTGGCATTTCTTTTCCAATAATTTGAGCGCGCTGGGACTTTGAAGTTTAAATATTTGCTTTAAAGTTTGCGAGAACTCCGGATTGAGGTCTTCGCAGGTGGTTTGAAGTTTGATTTCATCCCATTTGTAAGACCTCTTTTTTATTTTTATGTCTAATTCAACTATTCAACTCGCACGTTCCATTGCTTTTGCCCAAGCCTTCAATCAGCTTCGCCCATTAACTGGCGTTGGAGCAAATAGTTCTTATCCCAATGAGCCGGCATTAAGTATCGGTGACTGGGTAAGGCAGGCGATTTTGTCGCCACCCTTTGCTTGGAGATGGAATCGTTCTACTGCTTCCACATCAATCAATAGTACCGCGCAGGATTATAGTATAGCGCTCCCTACGTTTGGCTGGCTAGAAACAGCTACGATTAACAATACCAGTACCGGGTTTAATAAAGAATTGGAAATTCGCGGGACGCTTACTTTAGATTCGACACAAAATGAGCCTGTTTACATAGCCGTTCAAAATGACGATGGCAACGGCAACATCACTTTCCGTGTGTTTCCCAATCCCGATACCACTTATACGCTCAATTTAGTTTATCAAAATGCGCCTCCGGTTTTTTCTCAAGTGACAGATACTTGGGCACCAATCCCAGATTATATGAATTCAATTTATAATCAGGGTTTTCTGGCCAAGGCTTATGAACAAAGAGGAGATGAAAAATTTGCTTTTGCTATTGATTTATTCTTCCGTCAGCTCATTGCGGTTTCTGAAGGATTAACAGAAGATGAAAAGAATATTTTCCTTGAGCGGCAAATTATCACTCAACGACAACTTCGCTCTGTCGGCGGCCCCATTAATCCTGCCGGAATAATTAATCAGAAATAAAATCTATCATGGCCACTTTATCCAATTCAACTTACACTATTCAAGATGCTGTACGTTATGCAAGATCGTTTGCTGAATTAGTTCCTGTCTTGGGCGCTTCTGGCTTTTCCCAAGAACCGGCTGTTTCAATTGCTAATGATGTCTTGCAGCTGTTCCTAGCAGAAAGTCTTGCCTGGAAATTTAACCGTGCTTATATTAGGCCTTTTACAACGGTTCCTTTTCAGCAGGATTATATCGGCGTTTCTCCTTTATCAGGGCCGCCCAATACACCGGTACTCGATCTTGGTTGGCTGGAAAAAGGAACGCGCATCGACATTAATAATACAGCAATTCCGAAGCCAGAGTTTCCGCTCGAGGCTGTTCGTGAATTAGACCCGACTTTTATCCAAGCCACTCCTTTTCAACTTTCTTGGATTCCTATTCCTCTCGCCCGCTACGGAACCTGGCTCCCCAACCAGGTTTATATGAGCGGGGTAGGACCTACCGGCGCACAGCAACAATTCCCCTCTAATTCTCCTATTCAGCAAATTATTGATCCCCACGGGAACTATCTTTATGTGTCGGGATACGGTACATCTGCTTCCACAGGAAGTGGACCCGATGCCGGCCCCAATGCAACTCCCGGTACTACGGTTACTGATGGAACGGTCACGTGGACAGTGGCCGATCCTCGCGGCATCGCGATTCGTCTTTATCCCATGCCTCCGCTTTCCGGAATTACTTGGCAAATTTGTCCTGTCTATCAGATGAAACCGCCGGTAATCACATCTTTGCAAAGTACAATTGCACCGATCCCTGATTCTTATGCTTATCTTTTCCGTCAGGGCTTTCTGGCTCTTTGTAAAGATCATAATGCTCCGGGTTCCAGAGAGTCCATGACCGCCATTCAGATGTGGCAGGCCGCCCTTCAAACTGCCGTTCGCTCTGGCGACCGCGAGAGGGAAGATTACGGATTCTATCCCAGTAACCCGGTCGTGGGCACGGGCGTTGGCACGGTGCTTCCTTTAGGGCCTTCCAATCCTTACAACTACGGCTACCCGTGGTAAAAACAACGATTTATGCCTGATCTTGGAATTCTACAAGTTGTTGGTGCTCCTCCCAAGAAGCCCACGCACTATTATCCCATCACAACGCAAACTTTCTTTTCCGGTTTGCGGACACAGCGCAGTCCGTTTAATGGGCCTACTAGCCGATACGAAGCAAGGTTCTTGGGCTCCCGCACGGATATGTTGATCGATGGGCTAAACATGGAGCTCACTAATTATGGCACCATGATCCGCCGACCGGGATTGATCCTTTTTTCGACGGCTACGGTAGCCACACCTATTTTAGGGTTTTATTCTTTTCGACAAATTAAAAATGTTCCAAACCCAATAGATGTTATCGTCGATACTGCAAGTGCCGTTTATAATGTAACCCCAACAGCCGCCACAGTAATTTTAAATAAAGCAAACGGCGCCGGGAAGTGCTTCTTTCAAGGAGTCGGCAACACCCTTTATATGGGCGATGGCGTCGATCTTGTTGCTTGGACTGACGGAGGATCAACTCGGAAATGGGGCATTTCTATTGGTGATTTTTCTGGAGCTTCCGGTCCAAATATTTGTTCTTCTGGTAGCGATGTTCCAGTTACAGGAGGCGCCGCATGGTCTAGCCCCGGGAATATAACAGCTGAAGACGGTACTTATGCTTCTGCTAATGCAGGCTCCATTGCTTCAACATCTACTGGCCCAAACGCACCAAAATCAGCTACACAAATTGGCGGCGGCTCTTCTTGGGGCAACGTCACGGCAGTCGAAGGAACAACCAGCACGGCTACAACTTCTTTGCCGGCGGGCGGTAGTTCGACCTCCATCGTTGTTACAAATTTTGGTTTTAGCATTCCTGCCAACGCGATAATATTAGGAGTCGCGGCATCAGTTAGCCGTGAACAGACTGGCGGAACCAGCGCGGTTTATGATTCTGTCGTGCAGCTTGTTGGTGTAAATGGCTCAGCAAACAGATATAATGCTTCGCCGTGGCCCTCTACTTTGACCGCACAAACGTATGGTGGTTCAAACGATCTTTGGGGGCTCGGTACGAGCCTGACCCCTGCCGTAGTAAATTCTTCGGCTTTTGGTTTGTCCTTCTCCTGTGATTGTACGGGAGCGCCCGGCAATGGAGCATCGGCGGCAGTAAACGGTTTTACGTTAACAGTTTATTACCAGGTACCCGCTGCCAATCAAACTGACTACCTGCAAGCAACCGGCTTTAATTTTAACCTATCCACACAAACTACAATTCAAGGTATTCAGGTTCAAATTAAGGGTTATCAACCATCAAACCCAAACGGTTCTTATCTTAATGTACAGTTACTTCAAGGAGGCGTGCCAGTAGGGAATACAAGAATTGGTATTCAACTGCCGAGCTCCAATGGTTATGTCACTTTAGGGGGACAGGGCGATTTTTGGGGCGCAAATTGGAGTGCTACATCTTTAAGTACAAGTAATTTCGGTGTAAGAATTCAAGGGCTTAATACAGCAAGCAATTCCGTCGCTACTTGGTACATTGATGTAGTTAAAGTTACGATCTGGGCCACGGGCGGACCCCCAGTATCTGTTAGCTCGAATTCCGGTTCTTTTAGTGCCACGTCCGGCTATCAATATGTGGTAGCTTATGGTAACAGTAACAGTGGGCACGTAAGTACAGCAACTCCACCAAGCGCGGGAACAGGCCCGTTTAATAATTCGGCTGGAGTCAATGTTACTTTAACAGCGAGCACCGATCCACAGGTCAATCAAATTTGGGTTTTTCGTACAACAGACGGCGGCTCCACTTTTTTCAATCTTCCTACTTCGCCATATCCGAATACGAGCCAGGTTATCACAGATAGTGCAAACGATACTTCTCTGAATATTACACAGCAGGCACCCCTTGCTCATGCAAATGATCCCCCTCCGAGCGGACTAACTAAATTCGCTTATCATGCTGGCCGGGTTTGGGGTGTTGTAGGAAACATTGTGTATTTTTCAGGAGGACCCGACACGCTCTTAGGCAACGGCGCGGAAGCGTTTCCTCCAGCCAATTATTTTGTTTTTCCAACACAAGTTAATCGCTTGGTTCCCACGGCCAACGGATTACTGGTCTTTACTCAAAGCGATCTTTATATAATTGTTGGTACCAACATTCCAACCTTTTACGTTATGCCGTATACACCTGGCCTGGGACTGCTTTCTTACAATGCTTTGGATATTCAAGGATCAAATATTTTTCTGTATACTGCTGATCGTCAATTTATTCAATGGTCCAGTGCAGGAATTAACGAAGCAGGTTTTGTTATCGGTAACTTATTAGAATCTAGCTTTGATCCTACAAAAGTTTATGTGGCAGCAATTATTGCAGGAACTAGTGAAAAGGCTGTTTATATTGCGGACGGAGTTCAGAATTGGTTTCGCTGCAATTGGAATCAGCCTCCTGAAGGCGGTCCGGCGTGGAGTCCTAAAGCGACTATTTCAGCCGGATTTACTGCAATGCAATCCGTTGAGACATCGCCCGGGCAGCACCAACTATTGTTAGGCATGAGCAATGGACAAATTGCCGCCAGATCAATGACCACTTTTACAGATTTGGGTAACACTTATTCGGCCTACATGACAGTTGGAAGCGTTGTTTTGGCACAGCCCGGTCAACTTGCAGAGATATCGTCTATCACAGCTGAATTGCAGCAGGTTGGAAGCATTCCGACTGTCAGCGTACTTCTCGATGAGATAAATGGTAATTTTGAAACCCTTAATAATTATGTTGCAGACCCCCCAGTATTGACACCAAGTCAATCTATAATGAGCAATCGTTTTTATTTGCTGCAAGGCAACGACGCTGTTGTTTGTCGACACCTGCAAATTAAATTATCTTTTCCGGCTGAAGCAGCCAGAAATGAATTGTTAACGCTTTCCATCTGGGGAGCTTTGCTAGCGCAAGAGTAATATGCCGAGAATAGAGCAAAGAATCTCAACACCGGAATTAAAAGAGAAGGCCGGCCTCACGCCTATCAACATAAGTGTGCCTCAGGCGCCGCCTCAAGACCCAGGCACACAACTTTCGGTTCCCGGGAACCCCTCTCCTAATCGTGCCAATCCCCCAGTTGATCCAAACGCGGATATTTATACTACACGATTTTTTCCGGATACACCCACTTTTTCACGCGCACTCCCAACAATTCCATCACAAATTCAAGCAACAGCGGGACAGGCCATAGGAAAAGTTCTTACAGTAGAAAGTCAGGCTGTAGCCACAGCGCCCCCTCCACCAGTAACTCCCAATTCTCCGATGGCTTCTTCGCCGGCTACGTCTCCGCCACCGGCATCAACGACAACAACACCGTCTCAGACACCGTCACCGCCGATGACTTCTTTTCATGTGATATCATCGGCGCCCGGACCCGAGGCAAAACCAGCGACAATTTATTATAAAAAGACGCCGAATCCTTCTGCCTCAACTTGGTATAAAGTTGGTACCTGGTCGAGCAATTCTACGAAAGCGGGCTCGCATCTACAGTTGAAGCTCACAAGCTCTAATGGTTACGGGGGAAGCGCAGTAACAGGGCTTTCCACATTACTGGCAGGGCAGCAAAACTACGGAGCGGGCGGCAACCCATCAAATAATCTTTCGGCTTATTGGATTGCACAAGGCGATAACCAAGCTCTTTCTTCGATCAATATTTATCCTAATACAGGAAATTCCGCAACAGCGACCTCATGGGATTTCTACATGAAATTTCCGGCAAATCCGGGAAACGGAATTGTGGAGGCGCATGTTCCGGACGGCACTAATTGGAATTGGGCAATGGAGGCGGCTACTCCACCGACAGGAAGCTTTGCTCCTGCGGGAGGAACCCTTCTGCATGATGCCAACGGGAATATATCCACCAATTTAAATAACTCAGTAAATCAATATGATCCCAATGGAACCGCAAGAACACTTGGGCTTATTGGTTATCATACTCTTCAGCACTGGCCTGATGGAGGCGGCAGATATGCTGTGATTAACGGCGGCGGTATGAATGCCGTGGCGGCCGTCGATGCTGCCAATCGTGCTCTAATTGATTTTGCTCAGGGCGGGCATCTCAATAAAATTTTGGATAATATTGGCGACAGCTCAAACTACAACAAAACCCCCGCCATGAACAATCATGAGAACCTGATTTACAACGGTTCAGCAATGGTGGGTTCAAATGGCCAGACGGCGCCGGGGTGGTCTGAAAATTCTCAGATAAAAACTGGCGTAACTCTCCCCGGCGGTCAGACGGGCAGCGTGATTTACAACGTATCCTCCGCGAATTACGGAGGAGATTCTATGTCCAACATTTTCCAGATGATCCCTGGAGAATCTTATTACTTTGAGTTTTGGATCGAGACTGGGGGCGCAGGCAATTGGCTGTTTTATCGTGGTAATTATGGTGATGGTCAATTGATAGCCATGGGCGCTCCTACTTCATGGACAAAGTTCAGTGGAACGTACACAGTTCCTTCAAACTCAACAGAGTTACAAGGCCAAGCCATTTTTACCAACGCCGCATCAACGTCTGATTGGGCTTACATTTGGGGCGTTAAGGCGGTTCTCGTCCGCAACATGGACACCATGACAATGGACGGGCAAACGCGCGTTGCGCGCAACATTCAGGCCCTTCCAAATCCATCGAGTGCTACATGGTACAAAATTGGTTCTTGGTATAGCGCGGCAAGCCAAGCTGGGTCTCACCTCCGCCTTGAATTCATGACGAGTAACGGCTATGCAGGCGGCTCTTACACTGGTATTTCTACATTAAGCACCACACAGCAAAATTACGCGAGCGGAGGAAATCCGAGCCAGAACCTTCTCGCTTACTGGATAGCTCAGGGAGATAATGCGGCAATCTCAGCCATTCAGATTTATCCGCAGGGAGGTAACCCAGCAACTGCGCTGGCGTGGGATTTTTATGTCCAACTTCCCGCTTTTCCTGGCAATGGATTCGTAGAGGCCTTTGTTCCACAGGGAACAACTTGGCAGTGGTCGATGGCTAGTGGAAATCCTCCTTCGGGTAGCTTTTCTCCCTCCGGTGGAACCCTCTTGCACGACGCCAATGGGCATATCGCTACCCATCTTGTAAATGGGGTGAACCAGTTTGATCCCAACGGAACACTACGAAGCCTGGGACTCATTGGTTATCACACCCTTGGCAATTGGCCCGATGGCGGAGGAAGGTATGCTGTTGTTAATGGCGGCGGCCTTGGTGGCTTGAATACCGGCACCATAACAAACGCGTATCTATCGGCAAGACCGTCTTACGGAGTGATTCAGTCGCTTTCTCCAACCTATTATTGGCCGCTTGACAACGGCAGCATGGGCAGTCTTGGAACCCGCTCGGGATCAACACTGACAGCGGTTGGCTCAACGGGAGTATCGGGCTGGTCGGTGCTTGCCCCCGGCGATGCAATCGCTGGCACAGCGGCCTTTAACGGCAGTTCTGCGTTTTATGTTTCCAATGGCAGCGGAACATCAACCACTTGGTCAATTGGCGGATGGGTAGTTCCGGGGAGTTCCGCTTGGAATAATACGACAGGGATAATCGGAAGAACGAGCGCAGCACCATTTGGAACACCGACAAATTATGAGCCGCATTTGTTTGTAGATACTTCCGGATATGTTTATGCGGCAGCATGGACGGGCAGCCCATCTATAGTTAAATCCACTTATGCTCTTAATTGGAGTTTTCCTCATCATGTGGCAGCAACGTACAATAATTCAACCCTAAATCTTTATATTGACGGGCAGTGGAATAACAGCATTTCTGCTCCAAACGAAACAATTACATCCGCGGAAAACTATTGGACATTGGGGACGGCCTATTCAGCGGGCTGGCCCGCGCCATTACAGAACGGATGGAAC